TTTGTAATTTCGACAAGCAAAGGTGCTGCTTCCCATGCTTCTCGTGCTGCTTCTCCTCCTTCTCGTGCTGCTGCTTCTCATGCTGCTGCCGGTGGCTTTGTAATTTCGACAAGCAAAGGTGCTGCTGCTTCTTCTCGTGCTGCTGCTTCTCCTTCTCGTGCTGCTCCTTCTCATGCTGCTCCTTCTCATGCTGCTTCTCTTTCTCATGCTGCTGCCGGTGGCTTTGTAATTTCGACGAGCAAAGGTGCTTCTCCTTCTCATGCTACTGCTGGTAGCGGTATCTACTCTTCGTTCGATTTGGTCGGTAGTGACTCGGAACAGGGGGAGGTTTATAAAGTTCATAAATCTACAACGACAAATAAGGTTAACCTTGTATCTGGTCCAAATGTCATTTCTTTTACAACTGGGTCACTCGAAACCGGACTTCATACATTCCATCACGCATGTTTGTATATAATACCTAATAGTAGATACTGTTTTGTAATAGACTCATGGTCGACCTCTAAAGGAGAAACATTTAATTGTAGACCATTAGAAGTTAAGCTATTTTATGTTGACCACATTATACAAGCATTAAATAGATTAAATTCTCATGGAATTTCACCTAAAGAATTAATACAAATATTTAACGCTTATTTTATTCCAGTTAATCCGGATATGTTTGCAACAAAAGTAATGAATGGAACCATTAGATCAGTAAATGTATATACAGTTAATCCAAGTTTTATAAAAAGAGTTTTTGCTATATGCAAAGATCGAATTACATCAGGAAAACAAACAAAAAGTGCTTATGGTGGAGGAAAGCCTCGTAATAAAACTAGAAAACTACGCAAGAAGTCTAAAAGGTGTAGTAAACATAAAACATAATTTTGTAGTTACGGGATTTTACAATTTTGAGGGGATCCTTCCCAACTATGCTCATCTTTGCTTGATTCGACGACTTTCTCTGAAAATTGGGGAAATATTTCGCTGCATAATTTTATAGGCAGGGTAAACGCGTCTGCATAAACTGGTCTTGCGACTTTTTTTTGATTTTAGTATCCTTTGGTATCCTTGGAAAAAGTCAGTAACAAATATGTTTCGGTTTAAGCAGATAACATTACCGTTATGGTAACATTTTTGGAAGCAAATTTTTGGGACCAAATTTTGGACATTTTTAGTATCCTTGAAGGATACCAAATTTCCCAAAAAGTCGTTTTTGAAGAAAAAAGGAGAAAAAAAGATGCAGCGGACTTTTTTACATTTTTTCGGTAATCGCTGCATTATGCAGCGAAACCAGTTTTTCCGGTTTTTTCGACAAGGAAGTCTACCACTATTTTCATTTTGGACATTTTAAAAATGTCCATTTTCAAAAAGTAGACCTATTTTGTTCTCCAATTATCGGAATGGGTAATTTATGCAGTGGATAACCATATGAAACATTGTTATCTGTTATGCAGTTGGTTAGGAATCTACCTCGTTACGAATTTATTTATTAGCCAAATTTATTATAGTTTCATAATATATATATGGGATCAACAGTTGTTAAAGAGATTGTTATTATGGGGGTGATCCTCGTCTGTTTAGACAGTGCCTTTATAGCAATGAATTATAATGCGTATGCGGATCAGGTAGCTACTATTCAGAGAACAGTGATGATAGTGAACCCGGTGGGTCTGGTATTAGCCTATCTCTTCCTCATCGGAGGTCTTTATTTCTTCATTGTTAGAAAGCGAAGACCCATAGATGAGGCATTTATCTATGGAATTGTTTTATACGGAGTCTATGATTCCACCAATTATGCCATGATAAAAAAATGGTCGCCCAGTTTGGCATCAATAGATACTTTATGGGGTGGAACACTGATGGCCGTCACTACTGCTGCGACCTATACTGTATTAGGTCTTACACCAATGAAGATGTAAATTTGCACCAATAGTTAGGGTCCATACTTATTGCAGAAATCGATCCCGCTCATCTGCACCACGGTTGCCGAACCAATGCTCTTTTCTTGCGTTTCACTGCTTTGTTCATCGGTTTCAAAGTTCCACAAATGATAAAATTCCTCTTCTATCTCCTCTGTTGGAAACACGATGCATCTTTGTTCGTCATCGACTACGCCTTGATACTCTTCAATTCGGTCTAGCCATATTGGACATCTGGCAGCATAGTATAACCAGTGCTTTCTGTATTCTTCAGTAAAGTCTCGGATTGGATTGTTGAATAATTGGTTGACCTCTTTCCTTGTTTTATACCTACACACCTCTTTTAAATAGAGCCGAGGTGTGGTAACCGGTTTGGTATCATATCCTTTGATCACATCGGGTGTTAGTCGAATAAGAAACGTATTGCTTTTACTTTTTTCATTCTTTTTTACTTCTTTTGGATCACACTGTATGAACGAAGTGATATTATACTGTCGCCGACAAAGAGTGGCGACGATGGAACCTACATCGGCCGTGTCGACAAACTTGCGTAACTTTTTATTACACTTTTCATAAAACGTTTCGTAAATGGAGAAGAGATATTCGGAAACTTCATCCTCTACCTCTACTTTTTCTTCTCCTTTTTCTTTTTCTTCTCCTTTTTCTTTTTGTTTATTGGACCCAGCAGTCGAGTGATAAAGTTCATACACCCAGAAAAGGGCTTCATCGACATTTCGATCGAGGAGGGCGAGAAGGAGGGATTGTTTGACCTCCCGTTTGGAATAGAGGTAGCGGGTAAGCTGGAGGTCGTTCATTATTATTATTATTGTGATTTTAGATCATATTTGAAAAAAGAAGGTATTATTTCAATTTTTCACAACTTATTTTCCTTCTACACCTTTTCTCATATACACTGATAAACATTTCAAATTTTACACTGATAAAATTCTACTTGTATAAACGCGGATTCTTTAGGATAAAGTTTTTTGGCCGTTCTCCATAAAGTAAGAAGACCCTCCAGAATGTCAGAATAGTCATGTTGACCCGATTCATAGTCATAATATTTTATGGTTTGATTCAAGACGTTCAACAATTCCAATAGAAATGTATCATATTTCGTTTCATTATCCCATACTCTAGTATATCCACTATGAAATTCGATGAGCGACACTAGGAATGCCACCTGATCTGCTGTTAATTCCCGTTGCTCTTTTGTAATGCGCCGCGCCTTATCTAACATGACAAACGTTCTAGCCAACAGTTTGACATGATGATCGTGGGTAACAATAACAGTCTGTAAGTCGACAGTAGGATCTTCTATTTTTGCTGCTACTGCAACTTGAAGTTGTTGAAATGACTCTGATAACTGAGAAGTCAGACCCGCCATACGTTGTTGGAACATTTCGACAAGGGGTGTTGACATGATAACAATGTTTCGTTTAGTATCAATAATTGTAATGATACTAAAAGTTTCAATTTTTTGGATGAATAAACCTTTTATAAAACGTTTTATACGTATTTTGTAGTTTATCAAACCGCATATTGAATCGGCCGTCTACCATTTGAGGATCAATGTTCTCGACGACCGCCTTGTCTTGAAGCATGGTTTGATGCATCATACTTTCAGTAAGTTTGTCACCAATCGGATTCTTCCAAAAGTTGCGATAGGTCTTTACGAAAAGCCGGGTTTTGGTTTCGCTAATGGGGAGGGCAAAGGTGATGACTGTGCTGACGAAGTCGCCGAAGATCACGCGCGCCACCGTTGTATGAGGTAGATAAAATTCGTTTTCTATCACCATCTCTCTATTCCCGAAATATTGGTAGGCCATGGAGTTTTCACCCGCCTCGTAAGCATAGGATGTTTTCCAATGATACGGCGCAATTTCATGGGGAGGTTTTAACTCTTTCGGAGCAGGACGTTTTCGGTTGCCGAATGTGTGGACAAATCCTATGTGCATGACGTCGAGTGAGTTCTCACTTACAACGCGCGAATAACAATTGAAGTCCATATTTAGAAAGACGCAGCTCGCCAAACTAGCAATTTCATTCGTTTCTTCAAAAATGTTGGTAACGATATCACTCTCCTTGCATAGATAAGTATTGAGCCAAATCCACCCATTCTTTTCGACAGCGCGATAACTATCAACATGTGCGCTGGCAATCATTCTGTCCTTATCGAAATCAATACCAGGGACCTTCGTTAATAGACCCTTGTCGCTAAATTCATATCCATGATATGGACACGTAGCGCAATTGTTCGTGATAGAACCTCCAGATAAAGAAGCGCCTCTATGAGAACACACGTCGTCTAATGCTTTAAATTGTCCAGCTTCATTTTTCCAAACGACATAAGATTTGTTCCAGATCGTAGCCTTTTTAGGGATATTGGTTTCAAAATCGGAGGTTTGGCCAATGACATACCACTGTAGGTCATATTTAGTCTGTTCAGGGAGGACATGATAAGGTTGCTTATAGATAGAAAACCCTTGACTAAATGGGGAAAAGAACAAAAGTAAAAGATATTGCCACATCATGAATATTGTATTCACAATAGTAATCTTTATACAATATACAAATAAATTATTTAACTATAGTATATGCCCAAAACATTGAGGCGGAGAAAAGCAAACCGCAAGTCTTCAAAACGACTTCACGTAACAAAATTAGAGCATCCTACCACCGCAAAAAAATCGCAAATTGTGCGACATTTTTTAGAAATACTGACCACCGTGAAATTATATCATTGGAAAACGCGATCTTTTGCTCAACACAAGGCAACCGACGAATTGTATGATCGCTTAAATGGGCATATTGATAAATTCGTTGAGGTTTTGCTAGGAAAGGATGAATCGCGTGTCTCCCTTTTAGAACAAAAATTGGGTCCAGTGGATAGCAAAGATAAAGACGATTTTAAACAGCGTATTTTTGCATTCCGACACTATCTTACTGAGATGCATTTGTGCTTAGATCCTATTCAAGATACAGATCTATTGAGTATACGCGACGAGATTTTAGCGGATATTAACCAATTCTTATACTTAATGACCTTTGATCAATAAAAAGAAGACGAGCAGCAGGGTCAACCTCTGCAGCAAAGACCCCTTCAACAAAGACCCTTCAATAAAGACCCCTTCAACAAAGACTCCTTTGCTAGAGGGTTGGTATAGATAGACATCAGACCTCTTAGCATGTTGTTTTTATTACAACTGGTTTTCCCAAGTTCTCTCAATCTTAGAAAGGCTGAGGTTTTCCAAACTTGCAGCCGTTTCTGTAAACTATTTCGCCAATGCCTCTGAACCAACCGTAACCAATAGGTCTTGTTTATAGCTGAATAAGATAAATCTGGCAAAATATGAAGTTTTATAATATTGACATGCGGTTCGCCCATAGGATACATGCTATAATCCCTCAAATACCCGAGTATATCTTCGTGTTTATATTTTAGGTAGACACGAGGAGAAATAGTATTGACCAACAATATTACGCGTTCAGTCATATAGAATTGCATTCCTAAATAGTAGGAGCCATCCATGCGGTCTTCGTATAAGAAATCTTGATCATCTTGGAATATTTCATCATATAAATCATCTTCTTGTTGCATTAATATCAAATTATATACAATATAGAAAGATCGATTCAATTTTTTATCGTAAAAAAGAAGATAAACAGAATAATAGATACTATAGAAATGAACCGAGTAGAACAAATGGCCAAGGTTCAAAAAGAGGGATTGGAACTATTTGCAAGAAAGAATGCAGACTACGGCGATGCATTTGCAAAATATGGGATTATCGGAGTATTGATGAGAATAGAAGATAAACTTCAACGGTCCATGTCTATCACTAAAAATGGGGTGAATTTAATAAACGATGAGGGCATTCGAGATACATTATTAGATCTTCATAACTATGCTGCGATGGCCTTATTATTGATAGATGAATAATTATTCGGTTGTAATATTACATTTGATAATATTACAAAAAAAAACAGATGGTCTGAAGTGGTTAACTTGGACACCCGACCTGGGACTCGAACCCAGAACCTCAAGATTAGAAGTCTTGCGCTCTATCCAATTGAGCCAGCCGGGCAACAAAGGTCAGTTTTTTAGGAGTTCTGACAACTCATTTCCTACACCGGGAATCGAACCCGGCTCTCGGCCTTGAAAGGGCCATATCCTAACCGATAGACTATGTAGGAGGGAGAATCTTGGCACTAGACCAAAACTTTTCTCTTCTGATATCCATATCGCTACTTCTTTATATCTTTTTTTCGACCACTAGTATAAGATAAATAATGTTTAGCTATTTACCATTTGTAGTTACGGAGGGTGTAACTAGTAATACTAGTAGTATAACTACGATTGAGAAACCAAAAACGCCCGTATTTGCACAATCGAGTCCGCTTATTCCAGCAGTTCCTCCATCAGATCCAACGAAAGATTTAGGCGTAGAGACAAAGGTAGACAAACGACATCCAATCCAATACTACGTAAAAGCCTCATTCATGTTTTCCTATATAATGCTTCTGACTACGGCATCTATTACGATTATTGAAGCTTTGCGAACTGATATACCCGAAGTTCGGCATATATTGAACTTGGAGACAGCAATATCTGTGATTGCTGGCTATTTCTATAGTGTATTTCTAACTCAGATCGATGAATTTGGTAAAAGAGACGAGCCGGTAGATTGGACGGACATTACAAAAACACGTTATGTAGATTGGTCTATTACTACACCAATGATGTTGTTCACATTATGTATTGTATTAGGCCATTTGTCTAAGATGAAGGTTCCATTAGTGACGATGGTGCAAATTATTTTGCTAAATTACTCCATGCTCGCTATCGGGTTTATGGGCGAAATAAAATGGCTTAATGTATGGACAGCATCATTTATCGGATTTATCCCGTTTACAGTCATGTTTGCTCTCGTCTATATGGTATTTGTCGCCAAATCTGATAGCATGTATGCGCAAGCGTTTTTCTGGTTGTATTCCAGCATTTGGTCTTTGTATGGCATCGTCTACTTATTTGGTCCTGAATATAAGAATTTATGCTTTAATATTTTGGATTTATTTGCCAAATGCTTCATCGGTCTCGGGCTTTGGGTCTACTATTCGAATACTGTAATACTGTAATACAATAACTCAATATTACTAAAATAGTAAATACACTTGTTATCATATATGCAGAGATTATTTTCTGAGTATTATTTCTTTTAGCTAGAAAAAGAAATGATATCATTATTATCAGAGGAGGAACAGGTAATCTTAGACATTCTGATGAAAGACAAGGCCGACGAGTTTTTACAGATATTGCACATGTTTCATAAGTTTACCTATGTAGAAAACAAATAGACAAAATACATATGGGCACCTCCTATTACCAAACGCATCCTTAGTTATACATTTTCTATAGCACTGTTATTGGATATGACATTCCTTTTGGAATCAGCATAATCCGTTTCGTCAATGTATTTTCCCGATTTGATCATGCGAATATCATTCATCATTTTCTTGGATACGGATTGATTCACGTGCTCAAATGCTTGAATCAACGTCGCCAACATATTCAGACCTATTCCGAGCCATATGATATTATGGTAATCGGTTGCGCTACCATTGCCGTATCCTACTGCGAATGTAGTAATAAACATAGATGTGCATTGCACTGTATGAAATAGGTAGCGCATTCGAATATGATATACGTTCATTCTCTGTCTTTGCTCAATAAATCGCTTTAAATCGCCAACCTCATTGTCAGAAAAAATAGTATTTATTTCGGAAGAAATCTTGCTCATGTGTCTCTAAAGTATCGTGACACATGAATAGCGGCATATATAGTTGTAATTTAGAACTGTCATTCTTTAATTACAATGTTGCGTAATTAGACGAACCATTTCTTCGTTTTCGTTTCTACAAGCAAAGACGAGTGCGTTTACAGTTTCCTCTCTCTGCCATTTACCTTTTATTTTCATCGTTCGATTCACGTCAGCACCATTTTCTAATAAGACTCTAACAATTTCAATATGATTATTTTTACACGCAGCCAACAATGGACTAGTAGTACCCGGATGGCTAATAGGTTCGATATTCGCATTATGGTGAAGAAGTATTCGCACAATTTCAATATGCCCTCCTTCGCACGCACCGCATAAAGGATTTTTTAAGTATTTAGTTTCCTCACCTATATCTAGATCAGGAATCGCTCCTTTTTCCAGCAATAGCTTGACACATGCTATTCTTCCATGTCTGGCGGCCAAACAAAGAGGTGTAAACCATCCCAACAAACTTTTTGCCACGAAATTAGGGTTTCCTCCTGCCTTCAGTAACATTCTTAGTATCTTTGTATCACCCCTTTCGCATACAAGTCGAAGGGACTCATTAGGGTTAGCTCCGTATTTTAGTAAAAGGGTTACGCATTCATCATGTCCACCACGAATAGCACAATATAAAGAGTCAACATTTTTTGTTCTTGTGCCATCCCATCCTGTTGTTAGATAGTTCGGATCGGCTCCTGCATCTAGCAGAATTTTTGCTATCTTTGCATTGCCTTTCATACAAACATCTTGAAGACAGGATGCCGCTTCGTTATACTGATCGAGTGATGCCATACTGATTAGTGATGCCATTCTCATTAACATATTCACTGGTTTCAATTTTTTACACTAACAGCTTCGCCCTTGCATTCCTGCTGCCCTTGCATTCCTGCTGCCCTTGCATTCCTGCTGCCCTTGCATTCTTGCTGCCCTTGCATTCTTGCTGCCCTTGCATTCTTGCTGCCCTTGCATTCTTGCTGCCCTTGCATTCCTGCTGCCCTTGCATTCTTGCTGCCCTTGCATTCCTGCTGCCCTTGCATTCTTGCTGCCCTTGTTCATGTGTATAGATCATTCTTCTAATTCACTATATTTTTCTATTATCACTTTATTGAAAAAATCTAAGCCATTATGTATTGCTTCATCCATGTTGAAATATTTATAATTCGCTAATCTACCTACAAAAAACACATTTTTCGACTCCTCATCCTTCGCAAGAGTTTTATATTTTTCATATAAATCTAGATTCTTTTTATTTGGAACTGGATAAAACGGCTCTCCAAAATCATTAGTGTTCTCATAGACAACAACGGTATCCTCCGATTTTTGATTTAGAAAGTGTTTATATTCTACGATTCTTGTATATGAAACATCTTTATTTGGATAATTAACCACTGAATTTGGTTGAAAAAAATTCATGTTCTCTTTTATTTCAATAGTAAAATCTATACTTCTATATTCTAATTTTTCTAAGTTTGGAAAGTAAGAATCGATTGGTCCTGTAAATATAACCATATCATAATTATGTGTTTTTATATGTTCAAAATAATCCGTATTTAATAAGACTTCAATATTTTTATTATCAAGTATGTTTGAAAAAAAATGCGTATATCCTTTATGTGGTAGTGCCTGATATTTATCATTGAAATATCTTGTGTCGAAATTGGCGCGGATGGGTATCCTTTCTAATACCGATTTATCCAGTTCATTTGGATATTTACTCCATTGTTTGAATGTATAATCTTTTATTAGTTTTTCATATAATACATCTCCAATTCTTGATTTTGCCATTTCTTCACTATTATTTATTTTGTCATACTTTATCTGGGTTTTCTCTAACCATTCATTTACATCTTTTTCATTCTGTAAATGTTCTCCACATAATTCATTTATGGTAGTAATATTTACCGGGATTGGCACGAACTTATCTTCTACATATGTTAAGACTTTATGTTCCCATCTTACCCACTTATCGAATTTATTAATATAATTCCATACTTCTTCATTATTCGTATGAAACAGATGCGCTCCGTATTTATTCATCAATATACCCGTATTTTCTTCAACATAATCATAACAATTTCCTCCTATATGATTACGTTTTTCAATAATAGTAACTTTTTTATTCAATTTATTTGCGATTCTTTCTGCGATAACGACACCTGAAAGACCACAACCCACAATCAAACAACTCATAAAATTATATAATTTTACGATATATAATTTTTTTTGCTTTTATTTTTATTCGTTCGTTTATTTACACTGACCGATAAATCAATTGGTAATTTAAGTAAAGATCTTTTTATCGGCATTTTTTTGTTTGTTGCCTCCTCCGACGCGTTTTGTATATCTAGTATTTGGATAAACCCGCCGAGTTGTAAATAGACGTTGAAAAAAAGTAGGTTCTTGCTCAACCTCTGTAACATATATACTCTGGGCCAAAACCGGACTATCGTCGCGTGATATTGCTCTAGCAATTTTCATAGAATCATGATGTGATCCACTACTAGAAAAGCGAACCATAGGCATACCAATGTTGACGTCTTCGTCTTCAAGACGTATAACTAAATGTATATCATCATAATTTATCGGTATAATACGTATAGGTCTTCCAAAGATATGTTCATATAAAGTCCGCCTGCGTTGACGGTGTGTGTTATTGCGTTCTATTACTTGTCGTCCTCGATAACGCATTCTATATATTTTATTTTTCCATATTACATGGTTCGTAACGAATATGAAACTTTATTATTTAGAGCATGAAGACACGCTTACCGTCTTATTTATTTTGTAAAATAAACCAATCGCTTAGTTTCTCTCTCTTTTTCTAGTAATTCCGATTTAGGTATCGGTTCTAACTGCTGACCCAACAATTCAGCAGTTCTGAAATGCTCGTCTTCAATACTACCCCAGTTCAATCTACCTTTTTTCATGGCTTCCCACTGCAGTTCGCCAATAGTTGCTAATGCTAGATTGTTGTAATAGATGGCTTTTTCGGAACCCTCATCTTTAAGTCGCATTGGATATGGCGATTCTTTCTTTACTATGTTGTTTAGTTTTACGCGCGTGTAGAAGTCCATGTTTATTGTATTATAACTATATTATATTACATTACGTTTCAATTTTATTCAAAATGGAACCTTCAGAGACTAACCTAATACAATATTATGATAATAGAAACGTTTCGTTTCCCTTATTATACTAATTTTTATAATAATATAATAAAATGTTGTCTACACATACAGACTCTGTGTAGTCAATACATATTTCAAAACCAACCTTTCAATTTGACTAAGAGTATGTTTTAATTCGATCCAACCACTGCTCTCGCATACATTGATCCATTCTTTGGTTATCGTAACGATTTTCATCATGGCTTTGGTAAAATCGCCTACAGAAATGCCTCGATCGGCCACCTCTCCTTGAATAAACGCTTTACATTCTTGCTCTGTTTCCAAGTTGCACCAGGTCATGGATAGCTGGACCAGATCAAATTGCATCGCGTCAAGGTAGTGAATGCCCGTGCGAATATCCCGCTTCGTCTCGATATCATAATAGTGTTCATACTCTTTAGTCAATTGTTCTAGCGCATTAAAGATCGAAAAAGCGGTCAATGATGAAATTGTTGTTCGTTGATCTGCTGGAACATTGACGTCGGTAAAACAGGAGAAGAGTCCGACCCATTCTTTTGGAGAAAAGGCTGAGCATTCTTCACCTACTACTCGTTTGGTCAAAATGAGAGGGTGGATTTCCGCAATGTTTGTAGCTATGTTGCCCATCGGTAACAACTTGTAACCGTTTTCTTCATTCACTTCAACAAATCCCTCTTCTACCATGACTTGACAAATCGCCTCTGTTTGTTCGCGCAAATAGTTGTGCAAATAAGTGATCGAGTATTCAATGTCCTTATGTTGTTGGTCAACGGCAAGCCACTCTTTATACACTACACAATCTTCTTTTAATGATGGGTAGCTTTGCAACATGCTCTCCAATTCGCTCATCGCATCCTTTCGCTTTTTGTTTACCAAGGTTTTAGATTTGGCTACCAATGCGTCGTAGGCAAAACAGACCTCTTTTGGCGCGCTCTTATTCTGAAATGTGGTCATAATTTGATCCAACTGCCTATTCAATGTATCCAAATCGGCCCTGAGACCGGCAACCTGACCCGCAATTTCGCCTTGTATCATGCTCTTTTCCGAAAAAAGATGGAAATTATCCGTTTGGCCCTGTTTCAACAAATTGAGAATCAGGGAGTAAGACACGTGAAATTTGGAGACGAGTTTTTGTGGGACGCCACCTAAGATCCGTTTATATTCATTGATGGGTGGCACGGAAAACAGATTGTTACAATGAACCACGTGACCGATCGTATCAATACCGCGTCTTCCGGCGCGTCCAGCCATTTGGCTATACTCATGGGCCAGTAGGAGACGTTCGTGTTGTCCGTCGAATTTGGTCAAACTGGTAAAGACGGCCGTGCGAATGGGGCAATCGAGACCAATGGCAAACGATTCCGTAGCAAACAGGAGTTTGATATATTTTTTCGAAATCATTAGCTCAACAATCTCACGGAGAACCGGGATCATCCCGCTATGATGGATACCAATGCCCTTTTCTAGCAGTTCGACCAATCGTTCATATTCAGGCAGACCCAGATACTCTTTGTAATTAGGCAACTTCCGAATGATCTGTTCGCATTCATTGCGGACGGTGTATCCGACATTGCTATCAAATTCGAGGAGTGGCACGGTAACATCATGAGCGAACAATTCGACATTTTTTCTTGAGAAAACAAAGGCGATCGCAGGGAGCATATCACGATCTCTTAGAAACTCGGACAACTTATTTAAAACATGTTTGCGACTCGGCTTTTGGTGTGCCGAATCAATTATCTTATCTAGGTAGACAGCGTTTTTGTGTCCAGCATCTGAAAACTGATTTGATGATGAAGATAGGGGTAGTAACGTATCGGTCAATTCGCGAACCTGTTTTTCAGTTGCCTTGTCCTTGACCACTTTGAACAGACCTTCTGTGACTGTGAAGAAGCCGTAGTGGGTGAGGGGGACAACACGCACACTCGTGCTCGCCAAATAGACCTGCTTACCGCGCTCGTTTCGCTGCTCGACCCATGCAGCGAATCCTTCTGGATTATCGATGGTTGCGGAAAGCATGAGCATTTGCACATGTTCAGGCAACAGTAGAATCGATTTCTCCCATACTTGGCCGCGCTCTACATCATTAATATAATGCACCTCATCAAATACGACACAAGCCAGTTCATTTGCAATATCGATTTGGAACTGGAGACCAGCGCTTCCGTTGTCTTGCTCTTTGGCCGAATCTGCCGTAAACAAATAATTCATCAATATTTCCGTCGTCATAATGAGAACATCCGCATTTGGATTTGTTTTAATATCTCCTGTAAAAAGACCGACCGAAATATCGGGATATTTTCTGGTAAATTCATAATATTTTTGATTCGACAGAGCCTTGATGGGGCTACAATAAATGACCTTTTTCTTCTTTTCACGGACAAAGTAGCCGATCGCAAATTCGGCAGGAAGCGTCTTACCTGAACCCGTATGGGCAGTGACGAGGGCATGATGTCCTTCAACGATTGCTTCAATGGCGAATTTCTGAAAGTCACTCAAAGGATAAGGAAACCATTCAAAATAAGATTCATATTTTGAATTGTCAGGATACGCCGTATTACAAATTTTTACCATGATAACTATGATAGTAGATGTGCAAATGTTTAAGTCTTTTCTAAAAAACATTTCTTATTCATACCATCACTGTATCCATATTTGCGCGCTTCATTTGATTCAGCAGTTACCTTCAGCGCCCTTTTTCTTTAACATATTATATGTGGAAAGATTTCCTATTTTACACGTAAGCATGAGAGGAGTGGATCCATCCTTGGTTCTATTATTCACATCAGCACCGTTATTTATCAAGAGTTCTGCTATGTCTGTTCGGCCTCCTTTTGAACACGCAAAATGAAGTATAGACATATCATCATCATTACTAATCTTGGAGTTTACGTCAACACCTTCGTAAAGAAGAGCTTCAACTCCCTCCATATCATTATTTTCTATAGCACGAATCATTAGTGCAAGTTTTTTGGATTTAGTTTCAGGACTAAAACCACTGGTTTTTTTTGTGCCATTACGACGAGCTGACATAGTGCGACCGCGCGCACTATTCGGCAAACATTCTTCTCCATTTGGTGGATATCTTTTACTTCCGCGAGGGCATCGTTTTTGTTTTGTTTGCTTTTTCATCGCTTTTGCGGCTTTGGTTGCGTTTTTCTTCTCGGCCACGTCAGACTTTAATACACAGTCTGCACCTACCCTAACATAGTTCTTTTTGCAACGGGATTTTTTTGCGCTCTTGGCTCCACCAGTTAAGCGACCCTTCGCAATAAAATGATTTGGCCATTTAGTGTATATAATTTCACCTTCTTCATCTTTCTCGTAACGATAAGCAGTAATTATTTCTCCATCTTCGTCTTCTTTATCATATGAGGTAAATTGCGAAGTTTCCACAGTTCTTCCATCATTGGTAGTAACCTGATACCCTTCATTATCACTAACTAAAAAGTCAGCTTGATACATCTTGCTTGTATTTGCCGAGCCAAACCAGAGTTCTTCTCCTGGTTCATCAACGTATTGAAAAATATCGTTTAATTTTCCTAAAGTAATGGACCTGCTTGGATTTGCAGGATCTAAAATAGTAAAAGTAGTGTTGCCCTCCTTCAATGCCCTTCGTTTATCGAAGATCTCTTTCAATGTGTAAACCTCACCCATAATTTATTATATATTATACGCATATATATTTTTTTCCTAGACTTAGAAAAGGATAACAGAACCAAATATATATATGAAAGAAGAACCAAACAAAATAGAAGTTTGTTAAAGACAATATTTACAGAATAATAATATTAATTTTATCATTGGTTTCGCGCACCATATTTGCAATATTAATTTTCTTAGGATGCATAATTACAATACTTGTTTCTGGTCCAAATTGTTTCAAATGCTCATAGGGTTGTATTAGGAGGTCGGTTATCGAAAATTTCATATTATGCTTATCCTTGTTATAATCGATCACACCGATCACATTTTCTTTATTACTAATGTTGAAATATAAGAATGGACTGAAAAATCCCGCAGTAGCTATAAACGTGTTGGGTGGAATAGTTATTCGTTTGTTGAGAAGATCTACCATAAATTGATGTCTATCACAAACAATTTGCCTATCTACATCAATGGGATTATCTGTATATGTAAAATGCAAAAACAAACAAGGAAAGGATTCGTCACAAGTATTGTATTGAACCTTTGCATTCAATTTATATTGATACTGTCCAAAGAGATATTCAATATCGCTATCGCTATACATAAATGTATGTTGATTGGAAATATGCAACGCGTTCTTATTACTCATATCTGGTATTGCAATAAATAGATTTTTGACCTTGTTCTTCATGCAATTACTAATAAACTTTTTTGGTTCATATAGATGTTCAAACACATGGGACATAATAATATTACTATTTTCCTTAAACTCATACGTCTCACAATTGCCCTCGATATAAGTAACATCGTCTCTTTTATTTGCTTGCTCGATGGAATAATCAAATACGGTGAAATCTTTATAATAATGAATCAAATGTTTTCCTAAGCAGAAGCTACTGCTTCCAATCTCGATAACAGAAGGGCGCTTATCGGAATTTAAATTATCAACTATAAATTTTATGAAATTGATATTATGTTGAATCCAGAGGTAGGTTTGGTGTAGCGGCTGGAAATAATTTTTATCGTATAGTTTTGCAGGATCGGCCAAATTCATCAATTGAACCGAATAGCATCTTTCGCAATAACCGATCTCAGTATTAAATTCAATGTTCTCCTCACCTTGTTTCACACAATCGTATACGGGTAATGTTATTTGAGATATAGAACATAGTTTTGCATTCTCACATAATACACAACATTCTCTTCTTGTAGTTTCCATCTATACAAAATTGGAGTAATTAATATTTATATAATTATAATATAATATATATATGAAAAAAGAACAAAAACCAACGATTCCGACCAACTATTTACCAAAACAACTAAGCAAAAAAGATAGGGCCACTCAGAAAAAAGGTCTGTTAAAAACAAGAAAAGACTATAAGAAGGGGAAGTTTTATGAGAGAAAGAAAGTCAAGACATTTAAGAGCAAACCGTCTAAGCACGTCGCAAAAGCTAAAGAGATGTATAACGTTGACAAGATTGGTGCGACAGCGGAGCTTGCTAAGGCGACAAATTGTTCGATCGGCGCTCTACGCAAGATTATAAAGAAAGGCAAAGGCGCGTTTTATTCTTCGGGTTCTCGACCTAATCAAACGGCAAGCTCATGGGCCATCGCGCGTTTAGCGTCGGCGATTACAGGCGGTAAAGCATCAAAAGTTGATCGTGCCATATTAGAGGAGGGATGTAGTGCCAACAGTAGAGCTCTGCAACTGGCCCAGTAATAAAAACGATAAATTATTTCTTTATTTATAGTATAAAATATGCAAAAAGGACCGTATACGTTTGATGAAATTTGGGATATGAAAGATATGTTATTGAAAGATAAGACGTTAGAAGTTGCGTATAAAAAGAAAGTAAGTATTCTTTCTGAATATTATCCAGGCGAGTTTTATTTAGGAAATTTAATACAAATAGATGAAAAATACGGAAGTTGTCTTATCTTTAAAAATGTAAACACAGGTTTAACATACGAAATTAGATTAGCGGATGACAAAATAGTTATAAAAGGTAGCGGTTTTGGATGGGTGCCTCCTCAAGAAGATGGCTACTTGTTTGTAATGGGTAATAAAGATAGTATCAATAATGTTCAATCACCTATGTGGAAAAATATCGAGTCTAAACATTGGATTGATAATTGGATTGGGACAGGAGGAAAAACCAAAAAGAGATGTCGGCGAGGAAAACGTAGAAATAAACGCACAGGTAGATGTAAATCAAAAAACTATTCCAAGTAATCTTGAAGATAGAACCAAGGATCCAGGATGCCCGATGAAACACATGTTTACCTTCGGTAATTTCAGGGTAAAAAGTTTCGAAGATATATCTCCATACTAGGATAATAATAAAATAAAAAGTTTCGAAGATATATCTCCATACTAGGATAATAATAATAATAAAATAAAAAGTATTCTATTATATATATGGATCAAACATACGAATTGAGTTTAGAAGTTTTAGATAGTCCTAAATTAGTAGAAATATTTACTGATAGGCCGTATAAAAAAGGTTTTGATAAATCACATATAGAATCTATTCATTACAGACGTATAACTGATTCCATTTTAATTCCAAAACACATAGGAAGTAATCATTATATATATTCTAAAGATCCTACTAGAAGAAATCTACTATTCTTTTACATACAAGTTCAAGGTGTGGATGAACCTTTTATGCTATGTTGTGAAGATTCTAGAATCGCTGATAGTGATTTATTACGGTCTGAAACAGGCGCTTATAAAGGAATTGATTCTGTAGGTTCTTTCATGGTAGATAGCGGTAGCCTGCAAATATTTAGACCGGAAAGAACCATGGTTCAGAGAGATCTAGATAAGGAATACGCGAATTCTGTGATCGCAAATTTAGGCGCATCATCATCGTCGACAAACCATATTTCTTATATGTTGCGAACATTATTGAGAGAATTAGGTTTTTATACTAATAGACATATTGTTGAATCTGAAGAAAAAATATTGCATGATTTAGAATGTCCTATTGCCATGACAAGTTATGAAGAGTTAGATTCTAACGTTTGTTTATTATTTCCGTGTTTGCATTGTGTTTCTAAATTAGCTTATGATGGTATGATGGCTTCAGCTGGCGAACACAAATGCCCGTTATGTATGGCAACTATACAATCTGTGCAGGAAATACAAGTTGCTGATGTTGGTCGAATTTATTCTACTAGAGATGGAGATCGTCATGCTGGAAGTGCGGGAAGTGCGGGAGGTGGAAGTGCTGGAAGTGCGGAAGGAGGATCAAAGTCTCTTGTCGGCGGTGGACGTAGAACAAAAAACAAAAGAGCAAACTCTCGGTCTCTTTGCGGGCGCAGAAGACAAAAGAAGAGAAAGCAAACAAAACGTAAATCAAGAAACTATTCCAAGTAATCTTGAAGATAGAACCAAGGATCCGTGCATCCTTGTTGCCAGTTGACCAATTCACACATATCCCGATTCAATAAATAGACGGAATTCATAATACTCTGATCTTTTCCAATGAATCGATCTATCTCTATAAACGTCCTCAACATATCGTAATACTTTTGATGCCATGACAACAACACTTCTTTCCCCCCACCAAACATGGTGCCACCAATACGATTCTTAAATTGGAAGAGAGGTAAATTAGTAACATTGTGACAATTTAATTCTTCTTCCGTAAAAGGCGAAACAGATAAGAGGAGAACCTTTGTGTGATCGAGCTTGGCAATACGATCCGGGTTGGGCCATGCCAAGAAACGCGTATTCAAAACACGGAAGCAGCCAATGTCCACCCATAGAAAATAATCTGTTTTAAAAGGGTCCAGTTCGATAGCGCGCTTCAAAAAATTCGACTTTTCACTCCAGATCATGTATAAAAGAGGTCCATGACCTACTGCTCTTTCTGTATCCTTGGCAACATGTTCGACGAAATGTTCGGCAAACTGATAGCTATAGAATTCTTTGATGGTGGTAACAATGATGACGGTTTTATCATGACCGCCATAGCCATATTTGTTCCTGTATCCCAAGATCAGCTCTTTGGATCCCTCGTCGCAGAAAATGACCATGGGGTTCGAATTGGCCAACATATTCGACATCCATTCGTTATATTTTTCAGGCGACGCCTTTGATTTAGGAAGACGAAAATAGGCGGTAACAATCGTGGCCAAACTCATAATTACAATAATACTATATTGTAATTACCCTTTTATATGAATATAGTATATAATGTCTAAACGCGTTCTAACTTCTGATCGAGTTGCTGCTGAGTTTACACCCTTGAAGATTTAAAATGGGACAAAACCCACTAAAAATCAACAAGGTTTGCCCTTTACAGAGCGTGTAAATTTTGGTTTTACTGGCTCGTCTAAACCAGTTGAAGTATTCTTGCTTCTTGATAAATAATTTGGTCTTTCTTTATTATTTATCGCATTATAAGCAATTTTATAAATATTTGTAGCACCATTCACATCTCTATTCCAATAACCGCATCCGTTTTTACAACAAATCAGTCCATGGACGATAATGCTTCCAGTTCTGTATGGTTTTGGATTTTTCCTAACCATCGTCTTTTTACAAATTCCTATTTCACATTTAGAACACATACAACTCGTTCTAAACTCATCTACTAAATATGTTTGAAATCCTGCTTTTCTAAAAAGTGTTCGCATTCCTTTTCCTTTGGTTGCTTCTTTGAATTTCATTTGTTTTTTCTGTTCGTAATCGCCAAAACAATATGTCGAACGACCAGAGCGATATTCACCGAATTTACAGAACTGGAACAACAGTCTCGCAACCACGGCGGAGGAACAACACCTTGTATTTATAGATATAATATTCGTCATATGGAATTGCCAACAGTATCATTTTCAGACTGGTTATTATATCATGGAACGCCGAATGATTATCCATCTGATTCTACAGACTCTATAGGTCGTAGATTTAGTATTGGTAAAAACTTTTGTCGTTTGGATGTTCTCCCTTTTTCTCCATGCGTTGGACGAAATTGCAAAGTAGAAACAAAAAAGTTACGAAAAGGAAAATAATAAGAATGTTAGTAAAGCCTACTTTTATAGGACAAGTTGCGGGACATATTACACCCTTGAAGATTTAAAATGGGACGCTTTTACAGCGTCCCACTAGAGTTTCAAGGGCAACGTTACCGATAAATCAATTGAAAGGCAAACCGCCATGTGCGGTTTGTCCCATTTCCAAATGTTCATCGGTGTAAATTAACTACTATTGAAGGTATCAATAGTATGGATTTTATTGAACAATACAAAAAAGAGGAATCGCCATCTGTCACTATTACCCCCGGACGATTTTCAAGAAACAGTCGGAAGATTACGTAGCAGGGACGGAATTTATACAGATGAGTGTAGAATTGCTATAAATATCGGCGGCGGCAAAAGACAAGTTACTCGTAAAATGAACACAAAGTGCCGTAGACACAGATATACACTTTTAAGGCGATTTTGGCAACTTTCTCCCGTTTCCCTTAAACGCGAGATCTCGGTTTTGTGAAATTGCGGCTCTTTTTTGTGTTCTCGATACTCGAGCGACGAACAAAACATTCGGTAACCCCGTTAAGTGGTTGTGATACAATATTCGGTTCGGTATCTTCTTTACTAAAAGATTTTTGAGTATCGTCGTTATAAAATTATATATACATGTATTATATGTCCGACATTGACGACGATATTTTTTCTGTAGTTCAATCTAATGACGTAACTGGATTGATACGACTTCTTGATAAAGGCATTGTTGACGTTAATGTTAACAACAATTTTGAAGATACTCCTCTTCACGTGGCTTGTATGAAAGAGGGAAATTCGGCAATTGTAGAATTATTGATAACTAGGGGCGCTAATGTAGAAAGTAAAAACAAATTTAAAGAGACTCCTCTTCATGTGGCTTGTTGCAAAGTGGGAAATTCGGCAATCGTAGATTTATTGATAACTAGGGGTGCTAATATAGAAAAACAGGGAAGAAGAAGGATTCACTCCTCTTCACGAAGCTTGTAGGAAAGTGGGAAATTCGGCAATTGTAGAATTATTGATAACTAGGGGTGCTAATATAGAAAACAAGAGCTTTAATTATGAATCAACTCCTCTTCATGTGGCTTGTATGAAAGCGGGAAATTTGGCAATTGTAGAACTCTTGATAACTAGGGGTGCTAATATAGCAAGCATGGACGATTCTGGTTCGACTCCTCTTCACGTGGCTTGTAAAGAAGCGAACAATGTGGAAATTGTAGAACTCTTGATAAGTAGGGGTGCGAATATAGAAAGCAAGGACTATTCTGGTTCGACTCCTATCCACATGGCTTGTAGAGCAGGGCGTTTGGAAAATGTAGATCTATTGGTAACTAAGGGCGCCGACATATCTGTTGAGAACGATGACGGTGATACGCCTCTTGAAGTAGCATTTTTATTTTCAAAAAAAAATATAGTGGATTATCTTTTAAAGCAAGAACCCCCAACGTTGTATAGACTTCCATCTTCACGCTATGTTGATCAAGGCTCAGCAAAAACATGTTCTATCCATTGTTGCACTAAACTAATAATACGATTTATGAAAACCTTTTTAGCAACCGGTTTATTGAAAAGTGAGTTTGCTATCGATTTACCTGAAAATAATCGTGTTATAAAATTTATAAATTATAGCACTGATGAGGAGTTTCAATATGGGAATCCGTGTAATGGATTTTATATTGAAGAGAATTTAAGAGCTCCAATGAATCAAAACCTTGAAACACTTGTTTTCAAACGTAACTTGTATGACAAATGCACAAGTCATTCAAAAGAACTTATTCACGTAATTCTTTACAAATATATATACACTTTATTATTGAATAAATTTAAAGATCGGTTAAATACTATTCTTGAAGAAATGATATATACATTTTTTTTCTCGACGTTGTTCCAACTACAACAGAAATCATTAATGAGGTAATAGGATTTGACTACGCAGATGAAAACATGGTTGAACACCGAAGCGACCCTGTTATGTATGAAGTAAAAACTGCTATTGTTGATATAGTTACAATTATTACTATTTTTAACGATACAAGAAAGACCGGCAATGTTACTCCATTTTTATACAGTTTGAATATAGCTACACAAACATCATTTAACCCACAAGGTCATGACGAAGATGTTCAATATTTATTGGACAGGGCTGCGCGTTACGATGAAGATGGCGAACCAGATTATATGTATTTTAATTCGGAAAATTTACATCATTTGTTTTCTATGATAAAAAGTTATATTATTGATAACGGATACTACTGCGCTCTTCTTATAAGAGCCAAGGATAGCTCTCTGGCTCATTATTTTACTCTTGAAGACATTAGACATGGATCTATTCTGTTGAAAGACTCATATGGTGAATATGATCCACATCTATATTCAGTATTAGGCACAGGTAGAAGCCGTGGTGTTGTAACCATTCCAATTAGTAGATTACTAAAACGTATGGAATATATAGAAACCTTCGAGATAAACATTCTATCATCAGATAAGCATTTGAATGAAATATTTAATCTTAATGGCCATTTTCTTGATAAAATAAAATTATCGCAATTCCATATAAATAAGTTGAATATAGGAAATGAGGAGGAGATCGGTAGAACAATATTAGGTGATGCATTAGCTGCTAAATATTATAATTTATGTAACATGTTGCTTGACCTTGGTGCTAGTCCAGATACACAAAACGGGTTTGGTCTCACGCCTTTTATTCTATCTACAAGGGACCCTGGTGCAAATTCAATTACTAAAAGAATGATTGAAATGGGAGCGGATATTATTAACTCTCCAATGAACGAAACAGCTATCGCAAATATTGCTTCGCATGGAAAAAATGCGGACGGAACATTTGAAAATGTCGAATTGTTTCGTCTATTGTTAGAACATCTAACACCTGGATATGCTAATTTATTAGCAGGTAAAATTAACCTTACAATTAGAACACAAATACTATTATCAGACGAGGATCTTTCGGACCGGATGAAAGAACAAATAAGAGTTTATAGTGTTAATACAGCATTAAAGTTTGCTATTTTTAGAAATAACGTAGAACTTTGTCGCTTATTAATAGAGAATGGTGCTATTGTTCATGAAAGTAACGTATATTATAACTCACAGGTAATAGTATTGGCCTTATCAATATATCAAACAGATCCTAAAATTATAGAAATGATTCTCAAGAAAAACCCATTAACTAGAGAAGTCCTGAAGAGCGAAGAACGAAGAATACTAGACAATCTAGCTAAAGTTAACCCTGAACTTATACATCATCGTATTGGTGGTGGCACGAAACGAAAGATATGCGCAAAGCCAAAAAAAAGCGTGAAAAAGAGGGTGTTTTCTTAGCCCTTTTATTTTTATAGTATGGTAAATTACAAAAAATAAGTGATATCTACTTCGTTTGTTCTTTATAATAATTATCAATAAAATTTACTTTACTATTCTTTATTAGTTCACGAACGTGCTTCTTCTTTTGCTGCGATGAAATTTTTACTTTCAATAGGTATTTTAACCTTTAACAATGTCCCTTCTTTCGACATATCGTTAACAACAACTTTAATTTCGTCTTTATTTGTAGCATAAGTGCTTTTTCCTTCAATAACTGTTTGATTTTTTTCGCATAACTCTTTTATGTCAGTAGCTTGATCATAATTTGATACATTTATGAAAAAATGAGCACTAAGGTTTTTATTTTTATTATAATTTGTTAATACACCAGTTACTATTGTATTGTTTGGAATATTTATTAAAACTCCGTTTGAGTCTCTTAATGATGTTACTAAAAGATTAAATTCTTGAACATATCCAAGAGTTCCGTTAATATCGATCAAGTCACCAATGTTGTAATATTCTAACAACAAAATCATTATACCCGAAGAAATATTGCTAATGCTATCTTTCAACGAGAGAGCTATAGCTAAACCAGCGCTTCCTAACAAAACTAATACCGTATTCAAATCAAAACCGAAATTGACTAAAATAAAGAGAATAGTAACCCACCGGAGAATGTTTGACAAATAGTGCACGCGGTCGCGCTATGTCAGCTCGTAGTAATGAGAGAAAAGCCGGGTGCGAGAAACCCGGCAAACCCCAAAAAAACAGCAAAAAAACGACAGCAAAGAAAAAGAAATAGGATCATTATGTATAATGTTTAGCCCAAGAGACTCTCGAATCATAGATTTACGAGAACCGTTGGACGAAATACGACGTAAATTGCCCCCTTGGTTTGATGAACTAATGAGCCAACCCGAAGTAAATATGATATTAGCTGCAGGTGATTGTTCTAGAGATAATTTTCAATATGGGAAATCTCCAGACATTAAGGTGTTTACGCGAACGGAAGGTAGTAGGAATCCTTTTGGTAAACGGTTCCACATTTTTTCATGTAATAATGGACCCAACTTAGATGATCGAAACCTAAGATATTTGAGAGAAAAGCCCGAGTTAAGGGTGTTAGTGATTGCTAAAGGCGATTATAATAATAAAGATGAAATGCAAAAGATGGCAGCTTTATTAGAGGGATGCGTCAGTTTTATTGCGTCAGACGATACACGATTTTTTATTCCGCGAACTGTTGCTCATACTATGTTGAGAAACAATGGTATTGTTCGGGGACCAATATTTATACCTGGAGTAGAAGAACCGAGAGGTGCACATAAAGAAATGTTTGAAAGAAGAGGATATCTTAACCCAGATTTATTTGAACCGATACCATTAGAAGACGGCACTATAGATTTTGGTCTGTTACGAAAAGTAGATGCAAGTGACAGTATGGCTATTCTCGATAGAGAATATAGAAAGGACTATAAAAATGCACGTAATGCGTTATTAGAATGTGGAAAAGACGAAGATTGCAAACCAATCTTTGGGAAATCTGGACGATGTAATGTAGAAGAACGAAGATGTCATTATGAACCTTTCTTTGCACCGCGAGAAACTCGTGCAGTCGGCGGAACAGTAAAGAGTAAAAAGAATAAGGATAAAAAGAGCTGTCAATCAAAAAAAAGAAGACACATAAAAAAAGTGATTAGTGATTTTATTTTATTTTATATTTAATATATATATATGTTGTTGTCTCCCTATCTTGAGTTATTTAGTGCAATCGAAGACGGGAATGTTGACCGAGTCAAAGACATTTTAGCTACATCTAACATTGATGTAAATTATTACGCTGTTGATAGTGATGATCCTGATTATGATTTTCGCGAATGTTCAGTTATTACTTTAGCATTTATTAAAAGAAATTTAGAAATAGTAGAAATTTTTTTAAAATATGGTTCTGAAAAAGGTGCAAAAATATCTTTTTTGTCTCTTTTGGATCCAATGGATAGTATTCATATTGACTTCCCAAAAATAAAGCTATTATTAGATTATGGCGCTAACGTGAATGAAATATTACAAAAGGGTAGAACTATTCTTCATATGGTTTGTTATACAACTTGGTATATAAACTATCAACCCGTTACAGATATATTAAAATTATTATTAAAACATGGTGCTGATGTGAATATACTAGATGATGCAAAACGGAGTCCTTTATGGTATATTTGTAGTGGTGTTTTTAGCACCATTGAAGACATAAGACTCTTTATAGATGCTGGTGCAAACGTAAATGCAAAGGATTATGCTGGAACAACTCCTTTTTATGAAGCTTGTCGAAAGTCTTCTTATACTCATTTTAATGGTTTTGAAAAGATATTATTATTAGTTGATAACGGTGCTGATGTATATATTAAGGATGTTGACAATATGGCTCCTCTTCATTATTCTTGTATGCACGGACATATGTGTATAATAAAGTTTTTGTTGTATAAAAATGTTGAAATAGATGGAAAAACCGACGAAGGAGAAACTCCTCTTTCTATAGTTTGTTCTAATTTGAATAATTACAATGAAGATGCAATTGATTTAATAAAAAAATTATTGGAGTTAGGTGCTAACGTAGATAACCAAACTAATACTGGAGCAACTCCTCTTATGGTAGTTTGCGCACAAGATGAATCTCCTATGCGATTAGAAGTTGCAAAACTTCTTTTAGATAATGGTGCTGACGTAAGCCTTATTGTTGAAACCGAAGAAGAATCATTTACAGCTCTTAAGATTGCTGAAAAGAATAATGATAGAGACATGATAGACTTATTATTGAATAATGAGCAATATAATTTTAGGGAAGCAAGCTCAGCTCAACAAGAGGGCGGAAGAAGAGGAAGACGTCTAAAAACCGCATGTAAAGGACGCAATCGAAGAATGTGTAAAACCGCAAAAAAAGGTTGTAAATGGGCAAGTGGACCGAAACGAAGCTTCTGTAGAAGAAAATAAAGTGATCATCATTTTTTCCGATATTCCACATGTTTATTCAAATCTTTAATAGGATGATATAGATGCGTATCATTTACATCTTCCAATGAATACCTTGCCCTATACACAATAGTTTTTAGCTCATCCGGCGTATGGTAGACCAGATTGTGATGTTTACAAAGAGTGGGGAAGAGCGCTTCTAAAAAGAAGAGGGTTTTATGAGATTGTGCATATTCACGGATTTTCTCCAAAAGAGCTCTGGATACCCTCATTGCACATACCATGGCGTTATAATAGGGAGGTGGGAATTCAATATGTATATGTCTCCAATGCCAATTTCTTCGGCCAGTCAAATTTTCACCATATGGCGAGGTCAATAGATCACTAGCTTGATACAAATCTTGTTTATCTATATTCAATAAGGTTTGTTCACTAAATAAAAAGACGTCATCTTCTAAAAACCAGATGTGGTCGTAAACGGCGGCACTATTTTTAGTTGCACTATTTTTAGTTGCACTATTTTTAGTTGCACTATTACCGTAGCCGTTGGCAAAGTAGTAGACTGCCTTTTCCCATCCAGTCAAGCGGTCAAACGTTAAAAAATTCACGTTGATAAAACCGGCATCGACACATTCCTTTTCAGTAACCCGTATTACCTTTATATTTGTGTTGCAATACTCCGTAGTTACTGCATTTCTATCGTCCACAATAATGACAATATCATAGTGAGTAAATTGTTTCAAAAAGTTTATCCAAACATCGTTCAGTTTATGACAAATGAGACAAATGCAGATTCTGTTACTCATCTAATAATATAATATAATATATAATTTTTATTTTGCCAACTTGGCCTGTAAACTCGAGGTGCACATTTATCAAATCTAAAATTCATTTAATTTCTATTTTATTGTTTTTTGGCATTTGGTTTTTAATTTTTTATTCTTTTTTGTTTTTTTTAGTTTTTTTTGTTTTTTATTCTTTCTTGTTCTTCTTGTTTTTCTACTTTTTCCTCCTTCAAATCCTGCTACTTTTGCTTGTGAATGTCGCATTGGTTCTGGGAATTCATGTTGTATTGTTAATGGAAACATTTCTTGATTTAATGTAATATTACCTAAACTCATATTATTTTCAGTTTCGCGTCTAACTTTATCAAAATCAATCATGACAATTTTATTTTTTCTAATTAATTCGCCAAAATCATTGATTTCAACGGTTGAACATAAAATAAATTCAACATCAATTAAATATATTCCGTTATTCATTGTAGCTTTTAAAATTTCTACAAGCTCACTATAATAGTCCATAATGTTAATTCCTAATATTTCAAACAAAATTTGCATCATAGGTTCGTTAACCTCTCTCCATCCATTTGTTACACCATGACCTCCTTCATTAAAATAATATTTAGGGTCAGTTATTCCTGGAACAAGCATATATAATCTAGGGGCATTCCTAATCTCAGTTAAATAATAAATCAAATCTCTATTGGATTCTGATATAGTAAGAATTTTTTCATCTAATCTCGCTATTTGTTCTACATTAAATTCTATTGGATAAAGCTTTTCCATTTTAAAATAACATCGTCTTTGTTCAACCCAAACGTCCCCAATAATATTTAATAAACTAATTATATGTAAATCGACTGGAAATACTCGTTTTATTTCTTGATATCTATCAAACTCCTTTGTAAAATTTTCTGGACAACCAGTTGTTATAGCATGCCCTTGAATTGAACCTTTTATTGCTATATTATCGTATGCAAGACTATTAAATACAATTCCATATGTTCCTGCATTAATTTTTTCACCGCATTCTCCGCACTTAACGGCTTCTTCTGTAACAGCAGCTTCAGCAATTTTTTTTTTAAATTTTTTCTCGGATGTTTCTTTTGAATCTAAATAGACTCGTGAAATTTGATTTTGTTCCTCTTCAGTTATGTATCCATTTTCATATAAGAAAATCAACTTATGTCTCCAAGTAAAGCCTAAACTTTCACTGTGTAATTCTCTCATGTACTTTTCAGCAAGAAGTTTATCTCCTTCTTCTTTGGGTATAGATGTTTCTTCTTCACTCATATATATATAAAAATATTTTATTCACCAAATATCCTGTTATAACAAGATTACGTTTCCAAGGTTCCAAAAACATAATCAAAATAGGAAACAAAAATATTCAGTATATATTTTGCGGTGGAAAACCAACTAATGGATAGGGTTGACATTTTTGATCCCATTCCATGTTTAACAATGTATGTGAAGGTTCGCCAACTTGGCCTGTAAGGTCGACGTGACATTTTTCAACGTCGTTGTCGTCTGTTTCAACTGATTGTTAGACTGGGTAATGAATTGAATATCGGGATCATTAGACATGGCAATACTGACACCACTATCACAAAGAGCGGTCCAATTATCAATCGTATTCACGGCCTGGTCAATAATATTTTTTTCTTTCGCTGTGAGTGCGGCATCATGCAAAGTGGGATTGGACGAAGGATCCACAAAATAATTAATATACTGCATCGCGCAATTGACTTCGTCCATGACTCCTCGAATAATCACGGTCGTATCATGTGCAGATTTGGGTATCTGTATCGTGGACGTTGCCAAAATCGTCTCCTTAAAATGCCCGAAAATCTTAGATAAATTGACAATCTTTTTCAAAGCGGCGGCAATCGAAGTCAAAAACGTCGTGTCTGTTATAATACTGACGTTTTGCAATTTGTTAATGAATCCAGTGAAAAGTGCACTGAGTTGATCAGCAGCCTCGCCAAATTCAGTAAACCCTTCTACATCCACATTGAGTTCCATCTGCTTGGATTCCGTAGCAATACGACTGGCTGCTAAAAACAATTCATTGTAGTCATCGACTGTTCCTTTGCCGTGAAAATCGGGACATTGAATTTGACTGGCGTATCCGCGAATCTCATTGAGAAGAAGGTCCGTGGGTCCAATCTCGTCGTTATATTCTGCGACGACTTGACTCAAGGTTTCGGCTATCTCGACATTACTACTGGGGTCGGTCGTGTTAAAATTGGTTTGACGAACGAAAGAGCCGCTAGCGTCCGTTCCTGTAGCATGGGTAATTTTGTATCCGGATCCAGACACGTCAATGACTGTTTGCGAAGTTACATCAACAATGACTGGGACAGAAAAGGACGCGTCGTTGCAAGATACATCAATTGAATAGACAATATTGTGGGAAATGTCTGTGGGAACAGTGGTCGTAGTATTGTGGGAAATGTCTGTGGGAACAGTGGTCGTAGTTACCGGAGGTATTGTGGTCGTAGTCACCGAAGGTAACGGATGCACTATGTGATCCGAAGAATCGTGATCGTGATCGGTCGGAGTGTTTTTTGATGATGACATCGTAAACTATCTATCTAAAATATTTTCTACATAGATAATAATTTCTCTAAATGAACTCATATATGGTCACAAAGTTTACAACTGTAAATAAAAATTACACTTGTGCTAACAAAATAGGTATAAAGATATGCACACTTATTCATTATATGAAGACAATATTTGCTTTGTTACCTCTCTTGCTCACATGCACAAAAAGTTGTATCATTACACCCAAAAAGTTATGTAGAGACTGTAAACATTTTATTCCTCGTAATACATGTTCCAAGTTTGGAACGACCGATTTAGTAACAGGAGACAATGAATATATGTATGCATCTACTGCAAGGATATCTAATAAACACTGCGGTCCAGATGCAGAACAATTTGAGGAAAATAAGAACAAAGTGTTAATAGTCCCCTATTATTTTGTAAAGAAGCAATGGCCAAATATCCTGTTAGCTACTCTTTGTATAACCTATTTTAATGTTTTATTGAAATAATATTAGAACATTACGTTTCCAATGTCCCAAAAGCATAATCAAAGATAGGAAATAGAAAACAAAAATTGCATTTACATTTTTGGTGATGGATCACGTGGCGGGATACCAACAATTTGGAATGCGTTAATATGGCTCCGGTCAAGTAAATATACATAATAAGATTGTGTTCTAGTAGATTTACATTGACAAATAACATGGGCAAAATCAAAGTTAGCATCATGCCAGTAGAATCCAATATGCTAATTTGCAGGGTATCTAATGGATATACATGTATATTGACATGATGTTGTTGATGAATGATCAAATACCACTTTGAAACGTGCAAATATCTATGATACACATAATAAAATAGTTCTATAAGCAATGAATATTTGGCAATGTTTGTTAGAGATGTAGAAAGGGTATGGTTCTCATTATCCATGTATGGATAATACAATAACGCACCCAAAACAGCTTCACCACAAATGACGCCGAGATTCAATGAAGACTGGGCTACAGATGTTATCAATTTGTTAACCGTCAATTCTGGATTATAAAAGGGAGTATTGCTGATGCAGCATACGGTATACGCGGAGGTAACCGATGCACTAAATACAAAAAACACTTGTTTTATTACAAAGAAGAAATGTTCAAACATTATAATAATAATATTATGATGTCTCTAATTAAATTTCCAAAACAAAGTGTTTAAGGATGTATACGAGAACAAAAGAGGGCACTATCGTTGCGACACAATACATATAGTTGAATAATTTCTGCCGGGGAAAATTGTTTTTCCTTCACTTTTTTAAACACAGAAGGAGGCATTTCTTCACCGTAAAAATGTTCATACATCTGTTTGACTGTAGCCCGTGACGCCTTTTCCATAGCAATTGTAATGTCGATACGACCAGGGCGCACCAAAGCTTCATCCAACTTATTGTAATGATTACTACTAATCACTAGAATGCGACCTGGAGTTTCACGAATTCCATCAATAATATTTAAGATGTCATCCAAACCATACGGTTCCTGCTCTTCGGCGGGTTTGATGAGAACCAGGTTGTTATCTTCTTTGGTAGTAGTAGTTACTACGTTATTAGCATTCTTGTCATTCTTATCATTCTTTACCCGTTTGTAATCCCGCTTCAAAATAATATCACCCGCACAATCAATGTCTTCAATAACAATAATCTTTTCGGAAAAGGGAATCCCGTTCTTTTTGTTGTCCGTATTATATTGACATTCGTTCCAGACTTCATACAGCTGCTTCCGCGTTTTGATCAATTGAAGCGAAATAATGATGATGTGTCGATCCGTCAAATTGGCCAATGCCTTAATAAACGACGTTTTACCAGTGCCTGGCGGTCCCGACAATCCAATACCCAGCGTATAAGGGATACCCATTTTATCATACCACGCCTTGTTCTCCAAGAAGAACTGGATCTTCTCCAAAATCGCAACTTTTCCATCAAAAAACATGTTCTGAAAAGTGCGATTCGTATCAAAGGGCGTTTCGCACCAGCACTCTTGTAGCCTGTTCACATACTTGGTTGTTTGCAAGGTATAGACAAAACGTTTCGGCTTTCGTTCCAGTTCGATGGCCTTCAAGTAGGCCATAGTAATCGAATTGACGTAATCTTTGATGACGTTTACAGATGTAGTATAAGAATAGAGGGTGATGACGATCTGCTCTGCTTTAATACTGCTACTCCCGTTTTTCTTCTTGTCTTCGTCACCAATGTCATCATTGACAAATTGAACTACTGCATAAATATTGAGGTCTTTATTAAAGAGAAATGGTCTCTTTTGTGAGACAACGAGAAGATCCAATTCATCCGTGGGAACGAGAACTTGATCGTTTTCGTCGTATCTAGGTCGATTCGTAGTCAGCATATTGCAGATCTCTTTGATCTCACTAATAGATGGATTGGTATCGACAGTTTGAATCAGTTTATGCCATATCGCCTTGAATCGGTTACTAAATAGCAATGATATGGAAGTGTTGATATTGAAGGTGGATGTGGAGGTAGTTCGTCTGCCTTCAATGACCAACATATTTTTTCTAACAAAGCATGATTTGATCTGATCCAACATGGGTAACGGAGTAATCCCACTTCCATTGTCAAATAAGCTGGAGACCTTTTTTGCGATATAGCTCATGCATCCTATTGCAACTATAGAGAGCAACGTATCGAGAATCGTATTGTTAGTTTTTATATTTGAGAACATGGCATATTGAAATACATCCATAATCGGTAACTATTATTAGTATCCATATTACGTTTATACCATTTACAAGATATTCATAAATAAAATTGAATTGAAAAATTATAACAATCAACAATCTAATATATTCGAATCATGAGAGAAAAGAAGTGTCCGCATAATAAAAGAAAGTGCAGATGCATAATCTGTGGTGGATCTGCACTATGTCAACACAATAGGCAAAAAGAAACGTGTATACCCTGTGGTGGATCCGGGACATGTGAACATAAAGTTCAAAAAAGAACATGTAAACTTTGTCGTGGCAGCTCTGCCACACGTGAATCGAATTGCGAACATGGAAAGCGAAGGACTAGATGTATAACCTGTGGTGGATCTGCACTATGTGAACACAATAGGCAAAAAGAAACGTGTATACCCTGTGGTGGCTCTGCAACATGTGAACATAAAGTTCAAAGAAGAACATGTAAACTTTGTTGTGGCTCTGCAACATGTGAACATGATGGAAAGCAAAAGAAAAAGCAGTGGTGTAAAATTTGCGGTGGTTCAGCTTTATGTAAATCTTCTTGGTGCGAAAAAAAGGTATAAAAAAATACAAAGGACATTGTTTGACATGTTTTATTCATTTATTCCCAGACTTGCCGAATACACGTAATTACAAAACCAAGGAAAAAGACGTAGTTGATCGAATCACTCAAACATTTAGTCATTTCACATGGATAGCCGATCGATCTGTTCAAGATGGATGTTCCAAAAGGAGACCTGATTTATTATTAGATATGGGTTCACATATAATAATTGTTGAAGTAGACGAAAACAAGCATACTAATTATGACTGCAGTTGTGAGAACAAACGATTAATGGAGCTATCACAAGATTTATACCATAGACCCATTATATTTATTCGATTTAATCCAGATGATTATGTAAACCAGGAAGGAATATTAGTCAAATCGTGTTGGAAACTAAATAAATTAGGGATTATGCAGGTTCAAAAAACAAAAGAAAGAGAATGGGGTGATCGAATAAACTGTTTGAAAGAAGTTATCCAATATTGGATAGACAATCCAACAGAAAAAACGGTAGAAATTACAGAACTGTTTTATTAGACGGTTCATCATTTTGTTGGTCGTTTCATAATTCCGTTAAACCCTGGTTGTCTATCTTTGTATCTTAACAATTTGTAATATCGGGGCATTTTTTGAACACATATATTATTGTATTGCAAATGAAATCCCATTAATATTTCGCTCACCCAATCTAATTTAAACATAGTGTAATAACATGGCAAATAAATGAATATATCGTTATAGATTGTCATGATTTGCGGGTTGCCGATTGCAAATTGATCATGTATAGTATATTTTCCTAATTCCCCATTATGGGGTGATGCTTCGAATAAATATATTTTCGTTTTGTCCAATTTATGGAGAGGTAAAACCAAACACAACTGCAAATCAGAGCGCATTCTTACTACATAATCAAATGTTATATTGTGTTCTTGCGCAAAACAGTTTGTGAGAACACTTACTTGATGAATAGAATAAAATAAACTCAATGTGTTAAAAGGATAATGTGAATAATATCCATACCGAACAACCTCTAATTCTTTATCGAAATTGTAATTGTTTTCTTGAGCTGGTTTTTCAAAAAATGTTTTTTGATCATTTGGATACATTCTATTCCATTCTAATCTTTCTGGGTTATTTTTATAGTCATCATGTGTCATATCAACATTTATTAATTGATACGGATGTCTTTCAAAATTTTTTGTTTATCAATTAAGTATCGTGCCGGTTTTATGATATTTTTCATATATTCAATGTCTTCAGGCAATGATTCGTCCCATGTATGAACAAAAAAATAAAATTCTATTTCTTCTTCTGCTGCAAACCATTCCTTTATTTGCGGATACGTTTCTTGTATGAAACGTAAGTGCCCCGAATATTGGATGGCAATTTTCATATTCTATGATTATAGATGTATGTTTATATTATTTATACATATATTGACAATGTAAACAGTGTAAAGAGTAAGATATATAATTATACAAAACAGGTTATGAAGTTGGTTCTCGTCGCCCCCGGATTTAAATCTTTCCCTCCTAAAGGATGGGGAGCAGTAGAGAGTATTGTTTGGGACTACTACGAGAACCTGCAGAGCTACCCCGATATCAGAGTCGATATTGTAAATACGAACAATCTAAATCAACTTGTGGAACAGGTCAACGCACATCATGCTGACGTCGTTCACATTATGTATGATGATTATATCGTGGTAGCGCCCTATCTTCAATGCGGAAAAATCGTTTATACGTCGCATTATGCCTATTTAACACATCCGCAATTCGAGACACAATGTGCCCACTATTTCAAAAACATTTTTTCCAAGGTCATTGAATATCAAGACATCGTCTCCATTCATGTGATTAGTGAAGCGATTGCCGACGTCTATGTTAAACATGGTTTTAGGGGGAAAATCAATATAGTATGTAATGGAGCGCGTGAAGATAAATTCCTGTTCTCGGATACACCGACGAAAAAGGAAAAAAGTATATGTGTTGCCAAGATTGAAAAGAGAAAAGCACAATACAAATATCAAGGCCTTCCTCAACTCGATTTCGTAGGCAACTTCCACGATTCATCTTTCAATGTTGCAAATCCTAACTATTTGGGTGAATGGGATAAACCGACCCTATACGAGAACTTGACAAATTATGCCAACCTTTTGCTGTTATCCGAGGGCGAAGCCGATCCACTCGTTGTGAAAGAAGCGTTGGTCGCGGGACTCGGACTTGTCATTAGTGAATGTTCTACGGCGAACTTGGACTTATCCATGCCCTTTATTACTGTCGTTCCCAACAACAAACTAAATGATATATTCTACGTGAGCGAAGCTGTATGGAAGAATCGAAATACGAGTATTGCACTTAGAGATGAAATACGCGACTATGGCTTGCTGAAGTTCTCGTGGAAGACGGTGATAAAACGCTATATAAATCTGATCAAAAGTTAGAACGACTAAAGTGAACTGCAGAAAAGGTATAAAAGGAAAAAAGTCATTTATTACTATTTACTTCTTTACTCGGTTTTGGCAAAAGGTTAAAATCAGAGAACCTTTGTCGTTGCAACTCCGTTCTGAAACACTAGTTAAACGGCAACACATAAAGGAAAAACGTAGAATTAATATTACAGCTATCGAATGATAGCAGCAGCAAAATAATGGTAGATGAAAAGAATACGATATGCAAGCAAATAGAAAATTTTTGTTGCAGATTAATACATGACATTTTTACAAACCTTTGAAATGTTTTATGCTACGGTTAGACCTAGTAGCACCTTTCCTTTTTCTACATTGTTTGGTCCGTTTACTTCGTTTTTTTGTTGTCTTTTTCTTACCACCTACATTCATGGCTATTCTGCACCTACTCGGAGTATAAATTCCGTCTTTGCTTTGTAAGTCACCTAATGATTCTATAAAATTTTCATGTGTAATAGTGATAGATGGTATTTCTTTCTTGAAATCATCAAAAAAATCCATAATATTTACATCTTCAATACTAGGTATTTTAGTATATTGTCTTATCTCTTCTGTAAGTATGGGTTTTATCACCATTCTTAGAATCTCTCTGTTTTCTCTCGATTCTGTAACGGCGCAATTTCTACCAAGACATGGTGTAAAAGACATACGTAAATCAGCCAATGCATTATCACCATAATCAAATTGACGAGTTATTACACCGGTATCAGAATCTTCGGGACGATTGTTTGGAGTTCCATGATATAGTAACCAATCTGAAAAAGATACTGTAGGCAAAGTCATATGACGAATGTTATATCTATAAATACTACAATAATTTTCTCTACGATATGCCTTTTCCAAATCAATAAACTCTGCCATTATAGCTCCTGTTGTTGGAGACACTTCAGAAGAAACCGCGTAATAAGCGATCCGTTCTATTTCATTATATCCAAATGATAATTCTGGTGTTACTGACGTCGGCTTTAAATAGGTAAGAGACGAAAATAATGAATTATCTTTATGAATATGATCGAAACCAATTTTTCTATCAATAAAATTAAATCTTATTTCAAAATTACAAGCAGGATTTTCTTGTTTCATCTGAAACATTAAAGAGCCCCAGTCGGGATTATTTATTAGTAGAGAACAAATAAAGGTTTTAACTGCTGGAAGATAGTCTTCATTATCTAGTGGACTAACATCTGGAAACTTTTTTAGGTAACTAGTATTAAAATGAACTTCCATAGTAAACGTAGTAGGTGAGGTCATAATCATCATAAATGTAAAGTCATATTTATTTGATGTAATTGGTTTTAAGATTTCCTTATCTATTTTATTATCATATACGTTAAATAGATTGATTGGAAATTCAATGCTTCTTGGTTGATAATGGATAGCGAAATCCCCAGGAACTTCTTCCATATACATATACAAACAAATTTACAAGACGGTTATAGTTGCCATATAAGACTGCACCTCTTGTTTAATATCAAACTGTTGAATGCCATATTGACGAATCTGTTGTCGACTTACCACGTCAGAACCAATACATATATCCTTATTTTCTGACAACTTTTCGAGAACATAATCCGGATCCATCATCTTATCATCATCCAATACAGTGATAAAGGGCAATGATGTGTCTAAATTTTCGCTAGATGATCGATTGACCACGACACCTAAACCCGCAATCAATGCTTCTTTCACAACGAGCGGATCTGCTTCGCCTTCGGACAACAACAGCAAGTTGGCATAACGGGTCAAACCCGAATATATTTGTTCTCGTGTCCAAGACCCCATATAATTGGAGGCTCGCGTATTGAAGGAAGGGTCGGCATTATTCCCGACGAAATCGATCATGGAAATAGGCAGCCTCTTCTGCAGAACCGCCTGATTTTTGCGTGGCGTAATCTTGCCCAAATACAAGGTTCTCATCTTGACCGGTTTTTCCGAGAAAGAAAAGAGATCGCTATTGATGCCGTTCTTAATCTTCCTTAAGAACAAAGGGTTTGCACCGGCAGCTAGAAAGGCGTCATAATCTTTGTTCGCCAGCACGAAATTATAATATTTCTGTTGTTCGACTAAGAATTGAAAGACACGCGAATACCCATCCGCCCTATGTTTATCGACCTGATCGATATAGGGATAGTGGCTCGTAATAGCAATACGAGGACAAGTTAGATAGGGTAATATTTGATAAAACACGTCGTAGTGAACATGCACGAAATCGAATGCGCCAGCGTTTACCTGGTCCACGATATTTCGCATATCTTTGGTATTAATAATGACGACATCATGGCCCAATTTGCACAGTTCATTGTAATAATCCCAAATGAGAATTTCTACCGCACCCCAACCTGGCGGAGGAATAGGCATAATTCCTGGGCCGACAAGCGCAATCTTCATTACTATGATTTGTCCATATATGTTTATATTCATTGTTTTACTTATTTAGACAAAAATAAGTATTTGACAATAATTAGAGGTCTGTAAAGTATTATAGCATATATATATAGTATGAGTAATAGTGAAGACGACGTAGACGACTTTCGTAGTAGTGAGGACAGTGAGGACAGTGAGGACGACGTAGAAGACATTTTCGTTGAGCTAAGCAGAGGTCGTGTCAGTTCATCTGAACTAGAAAGGTTTCTTGATGAGGGGGTACTGGATGTAAATAGCAAAGCGCGGAGAAACGGAGCGACTGTTCTTTACCTTGTCTGTGAACAAAGCAATATAGTTTCAGCAAAATTATTACTAGATAGGGGAGCTGATGTCAACATGTCATCATATTCATTTTTTGAACGTACTCCTCTGGAGGCTGCCTGTGGTAGTAAAGGCAGTATAGATTTAGTAAAATTATTACTAGATAGGGGCGCTGATATCAACAACATGGCATATCATGGACCCGTAGAGACTCCTCTCCACGCTGCCTGTAGTAACGGCAGAATAGATTTAGTAAAATTATTACTAGATAGGGGCGCTGATATCAACATGAAAACACGTAACGCACTTAAGAGCACACCTATTCGCCGAGCTTGTGAAGCAGGCCATGTGGAAATAGTAGAGTTATTATTAGATAATGGTGCTGATATACACGACATAGATGGTTTTGGACTAACTCTTTTAAACCCTGTTTTCTTGTCACATGCGCGATATATCACGTCCTATGTGCACGTAGCAGAGTTGTTGATACAAAAAGGCGCTGACGTGAATAGGAAGGACAATCGCGGATCGACTCCTCTTCATGACGCTACTAATCGTCTTGATCTAAAATTAATAGATTTACTTTTAAACAAAGGCGCCAATCCGAATTGCAAGGACAAGTATGGTTCAACGCCTCTTCACATTATTTGTGACGATGAAGGCACTAGCACTGAAAACGTTGACCGCGGTGAATCTAGTGGAACTATTCAAGAAAGACTTGAGATAGTATCATTATTGTTGAAGGCAGGTGCTCGCACAGATATCCGGGACAATGATAGAAAGACTCCTTCCGAATATACTCATGGAGAACTTAAACAACTCTTAAAAACTGGTAGAGTTGGTGCAGCTGGAGAAGAAGAGAAGGAGGAAGAAGAGGAAGAAGAAGAGGAGGAGGAAGAGGAGGAAGAAGAGGAGGAGGAAGAAGAGCAGGAGGAAACAGAAGAAGAAAAGAAACAGAGAGAAAAAAGGGAGAAAGCAACCGAGAAGAAAAGATTACAAGTTTGTAAGGCTACACGTAAGAAATGGAGAACGACAACTGCGGCGCAGCTCCAACTAGCTGAAAAAAAAATAAAATTGTTATCTGCAATAACTGCATGCGAAGAGAGAGCGAATCCTTTTAGTGGCTTTGCAGCAAGCGGTAAAATTGATAAGACCATGAAGAAAGATTATCAAAAAGCAATCAAGGAATGCAATAAAATGCGCACTACAGTTAAAAACTTGGAAAAGAAGGAGCGTGGTTACAGTGAAAAAGCTACCTTGTTAGAAAAAATATTAGAAGAGAATATGTGTCCTTCTGAAGAATAGGTATATCTTGTTTCGTCAATAAAGTAACTAGATATACAGGAAAAAAACTAAATTTTTCTCCGAAAAAGAAGGAGCCTGCAAAAAAGAACTATGTTTAGGTAAGTTCAGAATGTGTATTTTCATCGCCGAAATCCAAAACATCATTTAGAACTTCATATTTTTCCTCTTTAGGATTGACCCTCGAAAAAGGTAGAAATGCCTCCCATTGCACATTTGAAATGTTCAAGGGTGTAAATCGTTAAATGGGAATTTAGGGAGAAATAAGAAATTTAGAGTAAATCAGTCAATTTTTACGATTTCAACGGTATATGGTAAAAAAAGTATGGGCGGGTCAGAAAAAATATATATTAGTAATATATAATGCCAACAAGAGTTCTTGAATTTAAAGGGATTACAAGTGAGCTAAACAATGTTCTTGCAGCAATAGAGAATAATGGAGGTAAGATAAAGGATGTTAGTAAATCGGAGACGAAAAGCGGAACTTTTTATATGATAGTGTATGAAGCTCCTGAACATCGAATAAATGGCATTATTGAAGCTGCTAAAACGCATGTTCCCGAACAATATCGTAGATCAGGATTACATTATGGGGGTAATGCAAAAACATTGAAAAATTAGGTAATGCAAAAACGTTGAAAAATTAGGTAATGCAAAAACATTAAAAAAATAGGATAATGCAAAAACATTGAAAAATTAGGTAATGCAAAAACATTAAAAAATTAGAGTTATGACATCATTTTCATAAAAAGTCATTCATATTTACCGTTGATCTACTAAATGTTCTAGATGGGCAGGCATAGGAACTTTGTAAAATCGTTTATACTGATGTTGCACAACAATATTAGGGTTGATATCATAGCCGCCATCTTGATGACCATCGTAGGGTCCAACCGTCCCTTTATTCAGAAGGATGAGAACCGACAACAAAAAATCTTGATTCCATGGCATTCTATATGAATTGACATTTTTAAATAACGTGGTAACCAAATCGACGTTTTGTAAACAATTCAACAACCTATATTTATGAAATACACTTCCACCAGCACCAGAATATCGATAATCTTTATTTACATCAATAAATGGAAAATCTTTAACCATGCCCTCTTTATGACAAGGCAATAAAGAGTTGGGACAATACCCATTTAAATCATACAAAAATGGAGAAGTTATCCGTCGATTGATTACCACATCATCTTCTAACCACATAACATAGTCTTCTTTGCATAATAAAATCGCATCTTTCACACGATCAAATACGCCGCTCATTATCTCGATTTGCTTACCCTCTTCTAGATCATAGGCTGACAAAGGATTGCTTTTATAAAAATGGAGGTAAATGCAGTTGAAATGATCAGCCATCTTAGTATAATCGTGTCCATTGTCCGACATGAGGACTACCGTGCTATCAGGATACCATTTTCGAAATGATTCGATGCATTTGAAAGTTGCGTAGGGATTCTTATAACACTGGAAAATGGCACCAAGAGTTTGTTCAGACATGTATTATATAATGTTATTTCAATAAATATTTATATGATTATTTACATATAATACATGTTATACTATTATAGATGAAAGAATATAGAATAATTTCGTAACTAAAATTATAAAATATGGAACATTATCCAGTATTTGACAATGAATATTTATCAGCAGTGGTGACAGAAAACACAACCAATTTTAAGAACTATCTTGCTTTTGCAGATATTATTGTTTATAATATGCAAAACAAGGCAGAAGAAAGTAGAGAAATACCACTTACGTTTTTTCCTATTGCCAAAAACATTAGAATGGCTGCATCTTATATGGCTAAAAATGTATTAGAGGGAAAAAAAACGTATATACACAATATGGCTCGTCCATGCGAAGAGGCAGATTGGAAAAAAGGAACGGGCGATGATTGGTTTCCATGGTTATGGGCTCGCGGTCGTGTCAACAATAGTAAAGAGTCGTTTACGAACATAGAAGGATGGAAATGTTATTTCAACAGTTTTACTGAAAAAGCAAACTATTTGTTATCTTCGTATTTACCGATGACCCCACCAGATGAGCTATACATCTTTTTTATCTATTTATCTTGCACCAAATATGTATTCCAACTGAATGCTTCCTATAAGGATATGCTTATGAAATACAGGGTGGCAATGGGCTGGCCCGTCGAAGAAAAGGTATTGGCCGTTCAAATACGTCGCGGGGATACTTGCACACGAGATGGTTCAACCTCCGATCGTCCTTTTTTCCATTTAGATAAATATATTGAAAAGATGGATCTCATGATAGAAAAGAACGGTTATACGCATTTCTATATATCCACAGACAGTGACGAAGAGATTGTCGAGCTCCAGCGTCTTAGACCTGAATGGAAAATTCTGTCTTTGCCTATTGATCGCTCCCAATTCTTCAGGATGGACACCGAACCTGGAAATATAGAGAATTTATGTGCAAAATACCCAGAACGTATACCGTTTGTGGTGGATAGCGGTTTAGCCGATTTGTTTTTTATAAGTCAATGCCAGGGATATATTTCTACTATTTCGGTTTCAGAATTTTCGAGATGTGGGTGGTTTATGCAAATAGTGGAACAGGGAGAACTGACCCCCTATATCAATTTGAACGATGAACCACTAGATATGTCGAAACGAGACAAATTATTGCTGTTTTAGCCAAAACATAATAAATAGATGTTCAAAAAAACATAAAGGTAGAACTATAATATATATATATATGCACGACTGGTCACAATATTTGAATCCTGCCGACTATGAATACCTCAATCAATATATTGAAAACGTAAAAAAAGGTGTTCCCAACGACAAGATGATTCTTTTATCTGGAGGACCTGGAACCGGAAAATCAACATTAATGGATGATATTGCACAGTATTTGGGAGATAAATTATGTGGTGATTTTTCGAACTCTTGCGACTTCATTTATAATGAAAACATTAAGAAGTTAGGATTGTTCCGTAGCTTAGAAATAGGGGGCGATCATTCTAATAGATTGACTCAAGCCGTCATAAATTTTATCAAGTATAAACAATCATTTATTGCGGCTGTCCAGGATCAAGATACATTGAGCTACGAACTTTTAGACCATTGTTTTGTCATTGAAATGGAGCATGTTTTTACACCTTTGGACACTTAAATTTCCGGAAATACAGCACAAAGACAACGTTACCTAGGTCATTGTATAATATCTAACTCCATAATAAAATACTCCTTAGCATCATCATATGCTTCGAACCATGTTAATGGTGTATGGTCTTTCAACGTTTTCCGCGTCCATTTGAAACCATATTCTTCATAGAATGTTACTGCTGTTTCTACTGAACTCAGCGCTATTGTTATTTTCTTGGTGTTTCCATATTTCTTTGTTTCCTGTTTCACTCGTTCAATGAAACCATCTAATAATTTCGATGCATATCCCATGCCTTTGAACTTTGATTTTGTGCATATTAGTAAAATATAGTAAACAATTTCATTTTTTCTGGGAAATCTACGATATATCATAACGCTTGGACAATTCGTTATCTCAAATTCACTATCTATGCAATGAAATGCCATTTTGTTTTGCTCATTGCTGACCATGGCATCTGTGTATTCTGGACCCACACTCAACCCTACATATCTTAAAAATATATACCTTGATGTTGCGTTGAAGTCGTCAAGTTTTTCGACAATCTCCTCCAAGGGAGAATGATCTATAATGTCATTCACGATATCTTCTGAATAGAAGTTCATCTTTTGTGTTCTGTTTTATGCTATACTTTGAATACATAACATAAAGCTTTCAATTTTTCGTTATTTCATTACACCTTCCTAGTTTTATTTTTCTTCACACCTTTTTCAGGATAAGCTTCATCGTCATCATATAACTGTATTAGTTTTTTAAAATTAGATATCGGAGTTACCGGCAATGTATTAACAAACTTATTCGTCATCTTATTACATATGCCTCTCTCCATATTTCTCGTGAGTTCGGCATCCGCCATATTTAACATGTAGGGCACTATCATTCTCTGAAACCCTCTAAATTCAATTAAAACCTTGTTTTGCTTACCTTCATGCTCTTGCACATCCATTTGTGATGAATAAATATCAACGCCTTCATATTCTAACCAGTCATAGAAGATGATTTCGTCGTCTTCAGTAACATTATCATCTTCGTTTCTTGGTTCTTCGAAGAATTGAAAGTAGGATAATAATGATATGGTTGGGTCACCGTAAAAATCCCCGAAATCGGGATCGTCTCTATCTATCCCGTTTTGTATATTGAACGCGCCAACCTCTATATATTCTTCATTGTATAATAGATTTGCAACCAATACTCGTTCATTAACTATAAGACGCTGAATGATAGATGGTATTTCCTCTGTTTTAATATCTTCTGCTTCAAATAATGTTTCTATAGAGCGTTTCAGACCTTTATATAATGCGTAATTTTTATGCCTACAGTTAAACGTTAAAGAATCCTTCAAATATTTCTGTTTTCTATTTGGGTCTTGTTGTAAATAATCGTTTACATATTTCGATAACTTATATAGAATGAGACCAATATAGTTTTTTATTGCTGCCACGATTTCTTTCGTTTCTTTTGTCGGGACGATTTTATAAGGTATATCTGTGTTGTTATAATCTATAATTAGCAAGTGGACACATTTTTCTATTTGTCTTAGATCTTCAATACGCGAATGAAACGTTTGATTAAATTCAGGGATATTATTTATCGAGTCGCTTACCAACATCTTCATTATAGGGAATGCATTATGTATCAAGGTAGCAAACGTCATTTGCGGAGTGATGCAACAGTCATCTAAGCTGAGTTCCAGATCTTCTCCTCCTTGCTTAAGCTTCGATGAGTGCGTCTGTAGATAATAATGTTGATCTAATGGTTCTCCGGGTCTGTAAAAAATGGTTCTCGATGTTGGAGAACCTATCGTCATTTGAGTGTCTCTCTCTTGTTCCAGTCGTCATTTCTAGATATCCATGCATTTTACCCGTATATTGATCTAGATGTCTACATAAATTGCGGAGAGCGTTTATAAAGGTATCTAATACGACATTTTTGCTTTTTTTAGGCTTATAATAAGTGATTACCCATTCAACATCAGAGAATGTCCCGCAACTAATTATGCGGCTTGAACTCTGTGAGAATTGAAACCTGATGTCGTATTGTTTTGAATGAGCCATTTGGTCATACTTATCTGTTCGTATATATTTGTATAAATTGTCGTTTTGCTTATAAATTTTTTCTAAATCATCATATAAAAGTTTTTTGTTCGACGTTCCGTTAGGGATGGTTCCGTTCTCGAATAATGTTTCTAGATTTCCGAATACATTACCATATTCTCCCGATTCTAGTGCTTCCATTATTTGGTCTTTATACTTATGTAGATTTGCGTGTTTTATTGCCTTTTTTACCTGATTTTTTCTGGTAGTTATCAAATTGGTTTGACACAGTCTATTTAATTTTTTTATAAGTGAACTTTCATACACGTCATTGGTTATTAAAAAAGAAATCTCTTTTTTATCTACTTCTCTATTGTTTTCGTCAAATACTACTACGTCAATAACGTCATCGTGTTCTTCTCCTATATCTACTCTTACTGTATCTCTATTTAATAATGCCACTAACTTACCTCCTTTTACTATGCCTTGTAGATTTGCTAAATTATCAGTCTCGAACTCGTATCCTATGCTCAATATTTTTGCGAATGCATCATTTTTTGTTATATCTCCACCTAACTGTTTTTTAGTTTGATTTTTCATTCCGACCCTATATTGTAGAGGTATATTATAATACCCTACATTCGACATTGCAAATATAGGATACTATTACAATGTTGCCTTTGAGACTGATAAATAAATTAAATATATTCATCGGTGTAAAAAATATAACGATATATATATTATTCAAAAAATGGCAGAAAGAGAAAGAGAAACAGAAAGAGAAAGAGAAAGAGAAAGAGAAGTAGAAGGAAACCGAAGTGCAGAAGTTGTAGAAGGAGCAAAAGTTGCACCCATTGGCGATTTTGCTATCCACTATCAACCAACAGATATATTTCCAATAAATCTATTCAATGTATATGACAATAAAATAGATAGGAAGGTCTTGTCAAAAATTACATCAAATAACAATATTAATGATTATGCATTTAGAATTATTGCGACTTCGCCTACCACATTTAATCTAGAGATTCATATTGAAACATTAATAGTAATACGAGATCCTAGGCGTAATACCCTAGATGAAATGTATGTTAATGCAATAAAATCTTTTATCTGTTGTTTACTAGTAAATAACCCTGATTGGCTTACGTTAATGTATCAGATGACACAAGAACGTCCAGGGTGTAATTTTCTAATATATATAACTCTTATTGATAGGGCTATTACAGACGATCATATTCATAAAGATAATTCATTGTTTTCGTCTCTTACCTATTTAGAACCAGTAGAAAGAACCCCCGAATTATCATTTGGTTATAATGAAATAAGGAGGTATGAAGGTGCAACTCTTGAAATGCCGTCACCTATTGTATGTCGGACGACCAGAGCAATATTTACCGAATTTACAGAACTAGAACAACGATCTCGCAACCATGAGGGCACAACGCCTTGTATTTATAGATATGATATTAGTCATATGGAATTACCAACTGTATCATTCTCGGACTGGTTATTATATCACGGAACGCCGAATGATTATCCTTCCGATTCTGCAGGTTCTATAGATCGTAGATTTAGTATTGGTATAAACGTTGGCAAATTAAATGTTCTTCCTTTTTCTCCATGTGCAGGGCGCAATTGTGAAGTAAAACAAAAAAAAGTTATTAAAAGGAAGATAGTAAGAATGTTAGTAAAGCCTACTTTTATAGGAAACGTGGTAGGACATACTATAATAGGGAGTGTTGAAGGAATAAATATCATGGATTTCGCTGAACAATTTAAAAAGGAGGAGCCGCCATCTATCACTATTACCCCGGACAATTTTCAAGAAACAATGGGAAGATTACGTAGCACAGACGGAATTTATACTGATGAGTGTAGAATTGCTATGAATGTAGGCGGAAAGAAAAAAGGAAACAAGGTAACTCGTAAAACGAAAACAAAGTGTCGCAGAAGTAAGCGACGCAGATAGTATTCACTTTTTTTCTTTTTCATATAGGCTAGTCTACAGTTTCATCATATATCTAACAACGAAATTGTGTGTTCTCAATTTGGAATATGATACACCTTCATAATTGACATTATGTGCAATGGTATTCCTTAACTAGGGTCGGTGCAAACCATGTCGCTATATTCTTGTAATTAGATCCGGAATATTGCGCCAGTGATCCTGTCTGTATAAGAGAACCTGCGATCACCCTAGCTTTAACATTTTCCTTTTTCTTATACTAAAATGTTCAAATTTTTAGTATAATTGTTATATTCGTAATACGGCCAAAAGATCGTTGACACGATTCACATAGGTATGCTTCTCTCTCACTATGGCCATTTGCTCCTTAATAAGATCATAATTCTTCAGCTCCTTCATGGCATCATAGAAGAGCGCCGCTTCATCATCATTATAGACGACCTTTTTCTCTAGCAGCTCGTATGCGTGTTGAGAATTCGTAATACCCAAGTGACCATAACTAATCGATTTCAAAAGTCGGCAAGGAATATATCCCGTAAACTTGTGACATGTTCCCGTTTCACCCAATGCAATCTTACGCGGATCACCCGAGCTACGGAAATCGGGCGCCATCAAAGACCGCATAGTATAAGCTTGCACAACTTCGAAAGGCAGCGGGTTTTTCCAAGGATCATTGGCTACAAACTCTACGTTGTTTTTTCGACATTCGTTGTTGAAAAGAGCAATTTCCCTAGTATTCAAATGGTTGGATGTGCCGAACCAGTAAATCTTGTTGTCTCTTTCCAACTCCACATTCTCATCTACTATTTCGTGGGGCAATAGATCAGTTGCCCAACAAGTATAGATACATTCATATTCCATTTTTATCGGGTTATCATGATGCTTGGCCAATCCACCGTTATCATGCAGCTTCTCATAATAGGTGCAATCGCTAATCTTTTGACAAGCATCTTTGTCCAGTGCATAATTATAATTACAATCAACGATGGAATCGACCAAGTAGCGAATCTCGATAAAGCGTTTTACTTTCCCCACATATTTTTCTGGTCGTCGCGCAATATGAACGAAATAAATGGAGGAATCATTAATAGGGATTTTATCGTCAGCATACCCCTCAGTCAAGAAGAGACAATTGGTAAAATCGAAGCCGGCAGGTATCTCTGCATTATCATGAAACCAGTGCGTCTCGTGACCTAGGTGTCGGAACGTTTTATCCCATCCGTAATGAATATAGCTATGGGTATGGGTATGTAGAGGGAATCCCCAAACAATCACTTTTGTAAACGTCGACATAATAGTATTATCATATACTTTTTATGTTGAAAAATTGAAACATTATAAACGCAGAAAAGAAAAAGAACAAAAGAAAAACAAAATGATTAACGAACGCACTATAAACTTAGCTGTAAATGCTGTATTTCACGCACGTGAGGGCTTTCGACTAAAATATGACGATGATAAAAAACGCATAACTGTTTACGAAACAACTCTAGATCCAACAACCTTTTCTACAGAAGAGAAAGAAGCTGCACGATTCCTTCTTCTTAGCTTTACTACAAAGAAAGACGAAACTGAGGTTATATGGATAGATGTATTACGCAAAACAGAAAGGCTTTCAGGTAAACGCATATTAGACAATGTCTATGAGGTGGCGAATTTACTGAATATACCTGAAATATGTCTTGTAGACAAAGCGAACATTGAGTTTGATATAGAAGTGTTATCATTCGATCAAGGATCATCATTAGAATCACGTAAAAGGATTGTAAGAAAAGAAGAAGAAGAGAAAACTGGTAAACTATGTTGGCATACAATGATAGTAAAAACAATACCATTAAGCCCACTTCTCATCTTGTGTGGAGAACCTTCTTATTATGCAGCAGAAGGATTTTTGGCAAAGGATCAAGTCGAAATAAACGAGTATAACAAATCACAAGTAGAAATGACGATGCGAGAAATAGCTACCTCTCCAAAATGGCCTATTTGTAACATGGAAATCCAAGAAAAAGAAATGTCTTGCTTGGATCCATATTGGGATTTGCCTGTTCGTGTCTTCTTTCAAGATGTGAAATCTGCGTTAAGGAAAAATACGATTCCAGAAGGAATCAGATTTGAATTTGTAAAAACGTTTATTGAAGATCTGGTAGAGTGCGAATTTATTAAACACAATGAGTATTCTACATTACACCGACTAAAAAAATAATGTAGAATATATCTAAAATTTGATAATCCAATACACACCATAGTTATAGGGACGCGTCTCATTAGCATCGACCGATCTACTACTGTTTCCTACCGTAGTAGATACAGTGACGCCAGTATACGCAGTATTGATATTAGACCAAGTGCGAACATTTGGTGCAGTAGGGAATGCATCCGGCGCTGACCAAGCCGGTCCAGACTGACCAGAAGTATTACTACCATTGTAGTCGTCGTTGTAAGTATATTGGCTGTGGTTATGGCCAGGGTCAGTAATTGAAGAAGATGCCGTATGATTATGCGTTTGGTGAGCCTGTGACGTGTTTAAAGTTGGACCTACATAATTATTGGTAGGATCTGCACCTGAACCCCTCAAAAATGCACCTTGATAATTTGAATAGAAAATATGGTGGTCCAGTTACCTGCGCCAAATGTGGTGCCAATGATGGAAAATAATGCTGCATAGGTAGCGCGGCTAATGTTTCGCCCGTCACAAATGAGCCATCCTGATGGATCAGTAGACATGGTACCAATGGGTGATGCTATAGGCACATAATTCACCATAATTTGACTAGACGCATTGATAGAACCGCTCACGTCCAACCTAGTAACTGGCTTTTGTAAGCCAATGCCTATATTTCCGTCGGCTTTATTATAAGCGTCTATACCGTTCGTTAGAAGCCATACGTCAACATCATTTACACCTTTGCGCATTTAAAATGTGCAAAGGTGTAAAAGTGGTATTGCACCTTGATGAGGCGACAACTGATAATTTACTAAATTATCATAGTAGACGATTTTGTTTGTCTCTAAACGTTTTCTACGATTTGTAGCCATTGACATTTACACATTTGAACATTACTATCCACACAAAGTGCGGATAGTGTTCAAAGGAAACGTTACAGATAAATCAATTGGAGACGCACACAAAGTGTGCGAACTCAAATGTTCATCAGTGTATACTATATTTTTATTTTATTTACAAAAAAATTATGTAAGTATGTATTTATCTTTTATTACCTTCTAATTGACAATCACTATCACTATCTTCTTCCTTTTTCTTTTTGCATACCTTTTTATGGTTGGGCCAGTGCTTATGTTGACAACCGCCTGAGCAATAATATTGTGTATCGCAGGCGCTGCATACCCACCATCTGTCAATGTTGTCTTCGACCATCACTTCTCGACATCCTCCACATATCTTAGCCTGTTTTAGATTTTCGGCAATATTGTCTTCAGCGACTGTGAATGTGCGAGGCAACCTTTTTTGGTGTAACAGTTCCTCATCAGAATCACTGTCTCCTTCCTCTTCCTCTTCCTCTTCCTCTCCTTCCTCTCCTTCCTCTCCTTCCTCTCCTTCCTCTCCTTCCTCTTCTTCGTTATTTGTCGAAAAGGCTGTTGGGTCAAGATATCTCTTCATGAGGCCATCATTAGGCGGTCCTTGTATAACCCCTTTATCGTTACCAACCAGACACAAGGTTCCAATATGAGTAGGAGAGATTTCTGCCCCCGCCCACATGCCTGCATAAGAGATGCCATTGGGTAATGTCATGGTCCCTTTTCTACAAAAGAATTTGAATCCGCCACTGTCCTTTTTAAAGGAGCTACAGGTTCCCTTGTAAACTCGTCCATCCAAAAATTGCATCACCCCATTTACCGGATAAAATTCGTATCCGTCTTTTTGCACAAGACCCCGATACGTGCCTTGTCCTTGAAGTAGAAAGGTGGCATCGACACAATCATGTCTATCTTCTAATGGTGTCACATCATAGATCAAGCTTCCGCCTGGAAATGTAACTAGGTCGATCCGGGTAACTACGCCGTTTTGCCAAACACCACAAATGATGTCGCCACAACTTGTAGTCAGTTTGCCCTCAGCTGCCCATCCAATCCTTTCATAACGACTAAACAAACCCTGTAACTCGTCGCCGTTTTTATAAGTCAACACGCCGTTTCCGCACCAAAATCCTGCCTCAACTCCGCCAACATACATGCTATAGGGCTTACTCGCATCGTTTTTGTAATTGTAAAGTCCCGATCCGTTTGGCCTATAGTGATCTTCAGAATCGATAGCGCCTCGGAACCAGATGTTGTCAGGGTAATCCGCCATGCTCTCAAACATGAGGTAGCTGTTGGAAACCCCCTTCAGAACCACTCTTCCGTCAGTCAAGAGATGTAGCTCCGATCCATCATTATCGGTAATGATCATTACGCCGTTCTCTCTTTTGCAAATCTTATTAATATTGTCCATCTTCTCTTCGTTAGTTGTTACTTGTTCTCGTGCCTTTTGGCTTACACTCACTAACCAAACAGAAAAAGTTTTTCAATTTTTTCGTATCATTTCCTTTGGAACCTATACTGTAACTTACTCATATAAGATTCAGCCGGGTTATACTTTTTCAGTCTATAAATGGTAACTTCGTAAAACAACGTATCGTCTTTCTCATCCATTCCTACATCAATCATATCCCCTTCTATCTCATATGGTTCACGTTTTATTATATTAGGTAACGCGTATTGAAGACGAAACCGATTAGGGAGGATCCATTCATACTTATAATGAATATAGGTTCTTGTCCTGGTAATGGTATGAAGGATTTTATATCGCTCGTCGTCTTTAGGTATAATGCTAACAATCTGTCCATCCCTCAATTTGAAACGAGGATCGAACAATAAAATGAGATGAACAACTTCTTCAGGTAATGCACCTGCTTGCCACATAGAAAATATAGTAGAGTAATCTTTACTATATTTTACCAACTATTTTATCTCTTTGTAAATGTATACTATGAATCTACTAACTTATTTTTTTGGAACAGAAGACAAAAAAACACCAAAAGAAAAAATGGAAAAAAAGATGATACCAACCATAGTGACAAGACTACAAGATCCTGAAATTAAAGACAAGGATAAAATAGAATATATAAAAATACTCATCCTTTCTGCAAAACCACTTGTAGAAAATTCATTCGTTCCATTTAATACTGGAACTCTTGATGTATTACACCAAGTATTCAAGAAAATGTATCCTGTCAAGAAAGCGTATGATAAACATAAAGAAATGTATCTTGACAATAAAGACTATGAAGAAGGAATAAAAAAATGGAGCGGTATTTATGCAGATGTAATGAATGAGGAGGTCTCAGCTATTATTGAAACAATGAGAGATGGAAAAGATGAAAGGTTACGCATATTTAGAGAGAGTCTCGTTGAATTTAATGAGAAAATGAATGCAGTTTCAACGAAGATCTATGAAACACGAATAAAAAAGCAAGAGGAGGAGTTAAGGAAATTGAGAGAACAACAGGAGAAACATGGAAAAAGAGCACGAAAGGCAGGATTAATTGTTGGAATGCAAGCGATTGATAAGGAGTTACAGGAAGAATATATATCTGTTTTAGAAGAAGGAATTATACTGTTCTATGGAAATAGTGATAAATATATACTATTAAAGAATTCTACGATAGTAGCTAATGAAAAGATAATAAATTATTACGAATTTTTTGAGACCCTTAGAAGAATGCTTGATCGGGGAGTTGTCGATGCTACGGGTATAGAGGATTGTGGACCCCTTTGTGAATTTGTTACTGATGCCGAGAAGGTAAGGAATGTATATAGCAGTTGGCTAAACCGTATGTTTATTGGAGAATTCGATGAAGTTTGCAAAGAGATATTCGGTATAAGTTGTCAAGATAAATTAGAAGAGTTAGAATTATTGAGAGATTTCGAGGTAAAAAATTGGAATGTAGCAGGAAATGCAAATATGGATGAAATACATTTGGAACAAGAAGGAGGTAAAAAATGGTCTAATAAATACAAGAAAACTATTAATTGCAAGCGACCTAAAGGGTTCTCGCAAAAGCAATATTGCAAAACACGTAAACAGTGTAAGAAGCGATAATTCCTTCAGACCATTGCATATTTTAAACCAGAAAAACGAAATAATAAATTGTAGTCTTATTAGTTCGTTTGATAAAAGTATTGTGTAATAATCGATTTATAAAACTCATGTGCATCTGGATGTTCTGTTCTGATATACTGAAAGCCAAAGTGCTGCATCGCATATCGAGAAATAGGATATTGCTGATCAGGACGATGGTAAACCGAATCAGTAAATCCTAACCAGTTTTCACCCAAGTTAGCAACCGTTTCGTGTTGATAATCCAACTCTAAATGATCACACATCTGTTTCGCCACTTCATTCATAATTGGATTTGCAGGATGATCATGTGTAAGAAACAGTTTTTCTTTATGCAAGTTCGAAAAGACATAATCAGCAATCTTTACATCACAAGTTTCCTCCTTTTCTTTACTCACCGCGTAATTTTGAGCAACTCGATTCGTAAAATCGAAATCGAGTAAATTATGGTCATACAAATAATACAATTCTTCCAAAGAGGAAACAGAATTGTTATATTTTCCGTATAACTCATTCGGTGTGCTGCGGTTCTTGTGGAATATTGGGAACACGGCATTGTTATGAATTCTGGGAAAGCTAACCGTTTTACAAGTATCATTGAGCAAGTTTAGAAAGGATTCTTCGTTATCTTTATTCGTAGAATAACAACCATGCACATCTGATAACGGCTGGAAAATGACGAGATCTGCATTCTGCAATTGATGAATGGGAATAGCCATTTTATCGCCCTTCAGTAGCTCCCAATTCGCATAATGATGTTCAACAGAATAAGTATCATAGAATGACGAATATTTCAGACAGTCTTTAGATGCGCCGCCTTGACAATTGGCTACGATAATACATTTTTTCATAATGATATAACATTCATTATATTGTTTATATCATTTTTACAATGCTAATAGTTTAAAGAGGATCAAATGACACATCCTCGAGTTCTCGGTAACATAAAAAAGTTCAGGGTTCTCCTTCCATACTAAGGCAAGCGCCAACTGTTCATTATTCACATTGTTGTTCGCCAGCATCTTCCTTTGAAAGGTGCGTTCGACCAGTCCCGCCATTTTATGAATGACCTTTTTATTACCACCAAAGAGAGTTCCGTAGAGAAGATTGTCGGCGAGCCAAATAAATTGATCATCTACGATGGGAAATGTTTCCAAATCCTGGCGCTTTTGTATCATAAACTTGCCAGCTGTATCTTTTAAAGCAGATCTCCCACTCATGCTCGGATAAGGCAGAGAGAGGTCGACATCCAAGAAAAACCGCGAACATCCCGCGTCCATCCATAAAAAATAGGTGCTCTGAAACACGTCGCGCTCCATTGCCATCTTCAAGCAATGAAATTTGGAATACTGAATAATATTGTATTCAGGCAGTCTGCATTCGACTCTATTTGGATGCGCTATACGCGATTTATACTCGGGTCTCTCCAAAATCGCTTTCATGTCGTCGTAATAACGATAATAATGCAGATCGGCGAATTCGATCACTTTTATATGCGTTTGTTTGGCATATTGAGGCGGTCGGTTCTCCAAGAAGAAGGTGCGGAACTTCTCTTCAGTGACGATAAAGAGATTACAGTTTAACTGTAGCGTTTTCTTCAACCATTCTTTATATTCATCGATTGATCTTCCGTCGCCCTTTTCTTCGCGGTTGATGTCGAAGAATGCGGTCACCATGGTAACAGGATTATCATTACTATTATTATTATTGTTCTCGTTTTTATCATTATCACTTCTTCCCTTATTTGTTTGATCCATAATAATAGAAGGTATTGCAGAATTATTTTTATGTCATTTTCGTCGAGGACAATGTAGAATAAATAATGTGTCCGTTTCAATAAAAGGGGTAATAAACTCGACAATTCTATCACGCGAAGTGGGGTCTTCCAATGACATATTCCATACTTCGGCCATATTGAATCGTGTATAATCATATCGTAGATTTGTCGAGTTGTTTCGAAAATGGGTAAACAATAATGCCTGATAAATGGTCTCTAAACATACAGGCATAATCTGTGCTAAACATCGATCATTTCTACGGAAGAAGTCTAGGAACCCAGGTTCTCCACATGCACTAAGAATATTACTGATAGGTCGAAATGTAAGCAATTGATCCATCTCTTTCTTATTACCGATAAAGAGAGAATCAACGCCATAGTAGAGAACCGACGAATTCGTAGTTTCGTAGACAGAAGACAACGATCGACATCGTTTATAGACCATATCAAAAGGCCGAGCCAAGACAATACGATCATATGGCTTCCCCAAACTAAGTGTATTCATAATTTGATAGGCTAGACATCGACGGTAATAGAGACGCGGTGTAAATGAATCTCTTGCCCGATCATCAGGTATCCGTTTATAATCATCGACAATCTTTTGCTCTAGTTCGCTATCATAATGAGAACATGAATCCATAGTCTCAAAGTAGCGAATGCTACTGCCGAAATTCTTGATGATTTGGCAGATCGCCTCTTTCTCTTCTGCAAAACCCGGTGTCCGTTCAGTAAGGATATAGAAATGAATGATACTGGGATCAGCAATTTCGCCAAAAAGCTCCTTCAAATTTTCTTCTAAATTGATATCAAAGGTTCTGAATTCACCATAGATGACTACTGCAATCATCTGACAACTTATTATTATTATAGTATTATAATATCTTTTATCTACCTACTATTTATCTTTCTTATATCAAGAAATATAAATACAATTTTACGGTTATACGTATACAAATACACATTTGATGAAGAAGAGCGCAATAGTGATTGATTGGATCGGGTTCTCGTATGGTATCTATATCGATGTCTATTTGTATCAAAAGACATTGGAGTGCGATGTCGTCTGGGTATCGTGTCATGATGAAACGAGAACCTATAGACCTGAAAAGTTTCGAAAGGTGTATGACGAACTGCTTTGCAAATACGACCGCCTCTATTTTGACGAAACCGAATTTTTCGGATTTTTGTTGCCAGGTCAAAAAGCGGCAAACCAACAAATTTATTATTCTAAACATCTAGATATCAGTCCCGTTGTTGATCATACCGCTTATTATCAGGGGTTACACCTGGTCGACGCAGTCATTGCAAAGACAAAGGACGTAGAACGCTATTATAGAGCCATTCAAGAGAAGTTTGGCTACTCCTTTCAAATTATTTCGACCAAATTTACGTCGTTAGATTACTCCAAAGTGTTGGCCGAGCGGGTCCATTTTCAGGTAGCAAATCCATTCAAGGGACAAGAGGCGGTCATCATTCCGGCACACATTCTTATTTTAAAGGAGATACCGCTGCCGCCGACCATCCCTACCAATTATGTTGGTGACGGATCTTTCCTCTCTTTCGGACGCAAAAATCTCCCTATGATTACCTCGTTCTGGAACGAACACCAAAATAATGACAGATTACCAAAACTCTATATTAAGAGCTATTGCGAGAACGGTGTTGTCACAGAAGAAGAAATGGGCAACCTCGCAGCATGCAAAGCGAACCCCAAGATCGAAATCTTGGATCGATATATAAGTGAAAGCGAAAAAGCAGAGCTATATAATCGCTGCACCTTCTTCATCAATGCGAGCCCATCTGAAGGATATGGACACAATATTAACGAGGCGCGGAGCACGGGCAGAATCATTCTAGTGTTTGATCGAGAACCCATGAATGAACTGATCGACCCGGATTGTGGGATTATTATGTCGTCCATCGGAGATGGTGTATCAAGAGCTATTCAGTTATCTAAAGAAGAGGTCTTGAGAAAGATGAAGCGAACGAGAGAAAGATATGTGGAGGATACCGAATCGTTTCAAGAGACATTCAAAACAATAAAAAAACTCGAAATATTACAAGCTCTAAAATAAAAAATGATTATCAATACAATCTTCCCAATAAGGATTGTTTACATTATGCGCATCATCTGATGTATTCGATAAACAAATAGACCGTTTAATAGAAAGAGCGTGTCCCACTGTAAGTGGCGCAGACAATCCACCTAAAAATAATGAAGAAGAGGAAAGGGCGATACATAGATCAGTAAAACTAGTGGGAGAATAATATGTTATATCAAGTCCCGTATTTTCTTTAAATACATCATAATCACGTTTATTATGTGCTATGAATATTAATGAATCTTTTCCGTATGTAGATATAAGTAATTCATAATTTATAAATGGCGAAAAACGATATGGCGCTATATTAATTAACACCTTATTTCTACATAGATGGTTCTCCGAATCCTGTAGCATGTTCTCGGTCAACGTTATCCATTGATGTTTACCCCATTCTACTCCATAATAGACTTTGTAAATAGCGTGCCAATTCGTCTTGTATAATAAACTATCATTATCGTATCTCCAACTATTGAGGTTTACAAAGGATAGTGGCATCGAATTGTCATACATTTTATATTCTTTACACCATACTTGTTGGCTAATCATTTCATACGTATCTTTGTATGTGCCCTCTAATCCATGTCTAAAGTTAAAACAACCATGACCGTGCTGTTCTTCTGCAGCATATAGTATTCCCTGTCTTCCTTCTGCATAAAAACGTTCAGCTATGACAGACAATCCTTGTATAAAATCTCCCAACATACCACCAGATATGTAGTGGATTGGAGAAAATTCGAAGATGTTACGTGTATCTTGCGAATCTAATGAAATCTGTGAAAGAGTATAATGGATAATGGATTTATATTCGACGTTTGTCAATTCACGCAAAAAAGAAGAACCATTATATATAGTATAAACACGGTCAACTACATCGGGGAGACAGTCAAAGATTACATAATCATAGATTAAAGATAAATAATTGATCTCGGGTAATCGTCTATAAAATGTTTCCAGTGAATCTACGCGTATAACACATATAATAGCGCCATAACTCTTTTGTTCTTGAATACCATCTAATGCATTGAACATTTTTTTGGCGCGAAATCGTCGTTGGTTAAAATCAAAAATCTTGTTCGAAATGTCTGCAAACTCCTGACAATTGTCTAAAACGTTCATACTTTTCACCTTGTCGGTCATAGACCAAATACCCTCATTTATATAGGTCAACCATTTGTATTGGGACGGCATCTTCTCAATATAAGGTTTGCACGAAGCAAGGGCTTCTAATTCTTTCTCTACTTGAACCAATTTTGAGGGGTCCGATATATTGCGCTTTTTAATTTCGAGAATACTATATTTATCTACGGCTTCGCCGATGGATACTTCGACAAACATATTTATTATTAATAATCATGATACTCTATTTATTACATTTACAAAAAACATTATTAAACAATTGATACTACTATTATTATTATTGATGAACGTTTCTATTATTGAAAATTGTAGAATTTGTGGTTCATCCGACTTAACTACAGTAATATCATTAGGTGAACAATATATAACGTCTCGTTTTCCTCTATATGGAGATTTCTCTACGCCTAAAACGGCTATTGATTTATGTGTATGCGGAGAATGTAGATTATTACAGTTGCTACAAACAACAGTGGCATCTGAATTATATGAATATGAGTATGGTTATCGTTCAGGAATTAGTAATACTATGCGATCCCATTTGAAGAGTTATCAAGAAGAAATCCTTTCCATCGCGACCGTAAAGGATGGCGATACTATAGTTGATATAGGAAGCAATGATTCAACGATGTTGCAGTATTATTCAAATGTATTAACAAGGATAGGAGTTGATCCTACTGGAGAACAATTCAAGGAATTTTATGGCGAAGTTGAATTACTGCCTACTTATTTTACTAACGAGAATTTTACTAGAAAATATGGAGATAAAAAATGTAAAATAGTGTCTTCTATTTCTATGTTTTATGATTTACCTGATCCGGTTCAATTCGCAAAAGATATCTATTCGATATTAGAAGAACATGGGATATGGACATGCGAGCAGAGTTATATGCCAACTATGTTAAAGAAGAATAGCATAGATACGATTTGTCATGAGCACTTGGAATATTATTCTCTTATGCAAGTAAAAGAGATTGCTGACAGAGCAAATTTTAAAATAATAGACGTAAAGTTTAATGATTGCAATGGCGGAAGTTTCAGAGTCTATTTTGCCAAGCGAGAATCATCACACTTTCTAGAGAACGTAGAATTAATTACTACAATAGTGAACGAAGAGAAAGATCTGGGATTATTAAACAACGACGTTTTTGTAAAGTTTATGAAAGATTGCGACGAGGAAGTTAAGAAGCTTCGCGATTTCATAGACATAGCGAATCAAAATGGAAAGAAAGTCTATGTATATGGAGCATCCACAAAGGGGAATTGTCTACTTCAATACGCCGACTTGGGAGAAAAGGATATGAAATATGCTGTCGAAAGAAACCCTAAAAAGATAGGAAAAATGACATGCACAGGAATAGAGATTATAAGCGAAGAAACAATGAGAGAAAACCCACCTGATTATATGTTGGTTTTACCTTGGCATTTTAAAGAGGAGATAATTGCAAGAGAGAAGGATTTTTTAGAGGGAGGAGGACAGTTTCTATTCCCGTTTCCAACTTTTGAGGTTGTTGGGGCGAGACCGAAAGCGTTGATTACAGGTTGCGATGGCATGATAGCCCATTATGTGAAAGAACGTTTTACCGATTATAATTTGTATGGAATATCTCGGTCTAGTTATCCAACGATCGAAACAAAGTTTACCAAGGTGTATTTTGACATGACTGATTCCAAGATGCTAGAACATACCCTTTCCATGATAAAACCAGATGTAATCATACATTTGGCGTCTATATCAAGTTCTCAATATGCATTCAATAATCCTATAGAGACATTAGAGACGAATGGTCTACTTACGGCTACATTATGCGACATTATACATAAAAACAAATGGATAATCAAGTTATTTAATGCTTCTAGTAGTGAAATGTATAAAGGACATGTTGATTACGAAGTGAAAGAAAACGATCATACTATGTTCCATCTACATCCATATTCTATAGCGAAAATAATGGGACATTCTATGGTAGAATTTTATAGAAATACATATGGACTACCCTTCTCGAATGGAGTGTTATTTACTACTGAATCGCCATTGAAAAAACCCGTATTTTTATTGAATAAAGTAGCGGATCATATTCGCGAATGGAAGGAAGGAAAAACGGAGCCGCTTCATGTAGGAAATTTAGATTCATATAGAAATGTCATACATGCTAGTGATGTTGCCAACGCTATTCATGTGATAGTGTCGCAAAAAGAAGGGGATGATTATTTGATATGCGGTGAAGAAAGTCATAAAGTATACGATTTAGTTACCAAGTTATATTCATTAGCTGGAATAGAAGTGGAGAAAAGGGATGACAATGTGCTTTATGAGGTAGGAACGGATACGAAAATAGTTATTATTCAAGATTTACAATCAGGAGGCCTAGATGTAAAACCGACGGATATTAGAGGAAATGCCATAAAGCTAAAGGGTCTAGGATGGTCGCCTATTATAGATGAACTAAATATACAATAATATAATAAAACTATTTAAAATTGTTTTATCTATTTTTTAAAGATAAAATATTTTAACAAATGGCTGATTCAATATTAGAAAACTCTCTTATAACTGGGGGGTCAGGCATGGTTGGCGCAAACATTTTTTTTGGAAAAAAACCGTCTTCTGTAGAATTAGATGTAACGAATATAGTAAATGTCAACAATTATTTTGACACCAATAAAGATATTTCTTGTATCATTCATTTAGCCGCTTTAAATTTGCGCGATTCTGAGAATAATACAAATAAGGCTATTGATGTAAACATTAACGGAACTATAAATATGTTAAACGTAGCAAAACGATTTGATATACCTTTTGTGTTAGTATCTAGTGGAGCGGTATTTTCGTCGTTCAATAGTAATATGAAATTTTCTGAAAACGAACATCCTAGTCCTAATTGTGTATATGGATCTACTAAATATGCTAGTGAAAAAGTAGCGCAAACGTATAATAAAAGCATCATAATAAGAACAGGTTGGCTTTTCGGTGGTAATCAAAAATCTCACCATAAATTTGTAGAACATGCGTTTAATAATATGAATTCCAATAACAAGGTAATTTGTTGCGATGATTTTTATGGTTCTACAACATATGTGGTTGATTTAATAGATAAAATGAAAGAACTTATTAAATTTGATAGATTCGGAATTCATCATGTTGTAAATGACGGAGTTTCCACAGGAACAGATATAGGTTTGCTTATTGCTAAATTATTAAATAAACCAAGTGAACTTGTTGTTAGTAGAAGTTTTTCAAACGTGCCTAACTGTGGACCTAAACGAAGCTTAACTGAGGTATTAATTACAAATAGTAATGTTAATAAATTAAGGAATTGGCAGGATTCATTGACAGAATATATTTCATTATTAATGTCTAAATTATCTATACCAATACAGCATTCGATCCAAGAGTCTAACAAATGGAGGATGCGAACAAAATGTCGTTTATGTAATAGCGAAAATATGATAGATTTTTATAATTTAGAACCAACTCCTCCTGCTAATCATTTCATAAGAACCCCAAAGCCACAAGAAACGATTCCACTAGACTTATTATTATGTATAAATTGCAATCATATTCAATTAAAAGAAATATTAGATCCACGTTTTCTATATTCAGATTATTTCTATGTTTCTTCTACGTCTAATACCATGACTAACCATTTAAAAGAAAGTGTAATAAAGTTTACAAAATTATTTGAACTAAACCTTCATGACAATATACTAGAAATAGGCGCCAACGATGGCGTATGTATAAGAGAACTTATTGATAATGGATTTACCAACGTCGTAGGGATCGATCCAGCTGTAAATATTCATTCAAGACATTCTCTACCAATAATATGTGACTTTTTTGGAAGCGGATCAAAGGACGTTATAATGTCCAACTATTCTTCCTATAAACTTATTTACGCATTTCATTGCATGGCTCACATAGAAGATATACAAGATGTATTCAAAACTATATTTGCATTGTTAGACGATAATGGCGTATTTATTATGGAAGTAGGATATTTTTATGATGTTTTTAAAAGTAAACAATTTGACGTAATTTATCATGAACATATAGATTATCATACGTGTTCAGCAATGAACAATTTCGCTAAAATAAATAATCTGTTTTTGTTTGATATAACTAAGAATGATATTCAAGGCGGTTCGATTCAATTCTACTTTTCTAAAAATAAAGATATAGTCATAAATGAAAATGTAGAACAAGCTATTACAGAAGAAGTCTCTATTGGATTATTTCATAGTAGTGTTCTAAGTAATTGGAAATACTCAATAGAAAAGATTTGTTATGACATTAATTCTATAATAAATAGCTTGGTAAACAACGGGAAAAAAATAGCCGGATACGGCGCTTCTGCAAAATCGACTACACTTTTATACCAATTAAAGATCTCTAAAAACACACTCAAATACATTATAGACGATAATATTTATAAACAGAATCATTTTTCTCCTGGATTAAATATTCCAATTAAATCTTCAGATACGTTATCTAACGATAAAATAGATTACATTATTATTTTATCTTGTAATTTTTCAGGAGAAATAGTTACGCGTCTAGCAAATTATAGAAAAACAGGATTAAGAATAATTATACCATTCCCTGAAATAAGAATTATATAACTTGTCAACAATTGAGTCAATAATATATTTGATATAATATAATATAAAAATATACAATATATATATTTTTATAAATGGCATATATAAATTTGTTCGGTAGAGAAGACAGATTAGGTGGAAATATAACTATAATGCTATCACAAATATTATATGCAGTTAATAATGATTTATGTATAATGTATAATAAAGATTATATTGAAAATGTATGTGGAATGAAATATAACAGCAGTATTTTTATGTTATCATTATATGATTTCATAGATAAATATAATGGAAAACATAACAATAAATTTGATTTTTTGGTAGACATTAAAGTTCTTGATTATTTTCATATGTTATCTCAAGCAACTATAAATATAAAAACCGATTTAATTAGTTTTTTCGAGAATAATATATATTCTGAAATAAGACCCATGCTTATAAACAGAGCAAATGAAATGAATTACACTATACCATTTGATCCTAAAAAAACAATTTTGGTTCATTTAAGACTTGACGATGTTAGAAATATTCCTGATTATGACGGCAGGATATGTGCAAATTTTTTTAGACAACGAATAGATAACGATGAAATAATAAATACGGCGAATACTCATGATGTATGTAACTCACTTAATAGATATAAATGCGAAAATTCGCAAATATTAAATCATCAAAGCCCGTTATCGCCAAATAAAGTGAAAGAACAGATTAATTTAGCTTTGGCAAAATATAGTGATCGTAAAGTTATTATTATAACAAATCCTGGAGAAAACATAAGCGATTATCCGTATGATTACATATGCAGCGATGATCCTAGTTACGATTTATTTTTACTTTGTAATTCAGAAGTAGTTATTTTATCTAGATCTACATATTCTGTAAGTGCGCTATTTTTTGGGATTGCAAAAGAAGCATATATTCCATTATGGGGACATATTCCATGTTATGGTTTATATACCAAATATGACAACAAAAAATATAACTATTTTTATTAAAAATCAGACATGAATTTAATACTATGTAGTAATAATTCATTTTCGGAAATGGAAATAGAATTTGAAGTTAACAAATTATTCTTAAATTTTTCAAACTTATCTTTATTCCAACGAACATAACCAGTGTCTGAATCTGGAACTCTAGTATCAATTTGTAGTTTCCTATTTATTAAATCAATATTCCAAGGATAACAACCAAACCAAATTATTATAATAGGCAAACTTTCAGATAAAGGATTATCACATGCATGACGCCCTGCGTGATATTTTCCGGTTTCATATGAATGTAAAAAACGAAAAACATCTTTATTGGGACATCGGAAATTCGTGTTTATTCTTTCAAAGTTATTGTATAATTCTTTTAAAGAATTAGGATAATAATCATTTTTTTCTGATAATGCAGTAACTGTAGAAACAGGGTAATTGTTTTGTCCCGTATTACTTAATAACTTATGTAAATCATTTGTTATCATTAAAAATTCTGTGACATTTAACGCCATTTTATAATCAAGAATGGATCTTTCTATTTCCATAACTTCAGCGTCTATACCGATGGGTTCAAATGTATTATTTCTAGATTCTATAATTTGCCATGTTGGACAAATAGATCTTACAATTTCCATTGACTTGTCAGTTGAATTATAGTTTATAATTATTCCGTGGTCAAATATTTTTTTATGATGTTCTAACCAAAAAGGCAGAAGATATTCTTCATTATAAATATGAGCTATAACTGTTATTTTCATAGCTTATATAATAGATACAAATTAATCTTTATACTTATTAGTAATAAACCAATTATTTAGTTCCACTCTGAAACATCTAATATTTCATTCGGTAAAATATAATTATTCAAATCAGGTTCAGCTTCATACGATGCTAATGAATGTAGAGGATGGTTTATATGCATATGAAAATAACCATTATACATTAAATGAAAAGGTATATCATTCATGTAATAATATTGTGTTACATAGTGAGTGCTTTTTTCTTCAATAGCATAATTCCAAGAAGCAAAAAATGTTTCAGTATATTCTTTATCTATAATAAAAACAATATCAGCATATAATTTTTGAGTCGGCCAATGCACATCTTTATTTACTGTAATAAAACCAGTTTCATTCCATTTAGGCCAAGATGTTATGGGTATCCTATACATAAAATCAAATCTCAATATTATAAAACGATCATAGTTATTTTTCTCTTCTTTTATTACATTCACTGTATGATTAAACCCATCAATTGCAGATATGCAAGGAATTATTTTAATTATTTTTGGGTTTAATAAATCGATTGTTTTATTTAGATCGCCTGTTTCATAAGTTATAAATGCTATATCATAATGAATTCCGTTAGCATCTAAATCATTAAATAAAGCATGTTTCCAATTAGTAATACATTGTAATGCTGTAGAGTATACACCCCTAACATGTCGTTCTAATTCTCCTCTAAATAAAAAAAGGACCCT